AGGCGGGTGTCTCTCCCTGGCGTTTTTTCCCAAACGCCCGCGCCCGCACCGCAAACCAGGAAGGCCCCGCAACCATGACGCCCGACGACCTCGCCGAGGCCCGGCTCGACCTCGACACCGCGGAGTGCAAGCGGCAGGCGCGGCTCGCGTGCGCGCAGCTCGCCATCCGCACGCACGCCGAGGGGCTTGCAGACGACGGCGCGACGGTGATGGAGACGGCCCGCCAGCTCGCCGAGTTCGTCGAGGAGCCGGTCGAGCGGGTCGCGTACTCGCTGCCCGGCGGCATCATCGTGACGACGCCCGTCGGCACCGACCCGCGCTCGGTGCTGTGAGCGCCCCCCGCGTGGGCGTCGTGTCGGGCGGCAAAGGCCGCTCGCAGGCGATCATCGCCGAGCTTGGCCTCGACAACGCCGTTGCCATCTCGCCGCGCGTCGGCGGCCGTGGGTTCGCTCTCGACGTCCTGGTGCTCGACGAGTCGTGCCTGCCGCTCACCGAGCGCGCGTACGACGAGCTGCTGCCGACGCTGATCGCCAGCCCGCTCGGGCACGTGTACGAACTGCGGCGCCACACCGGCCCGTCCTGATCCAACGCCCCGGCTCGCACGTGAGTGTGCCGTGCGAGTCGGTGGCGTTTCCAGGGTTCCTAGCTCAATTGGGAGAGCAGCGGTCTCCAAAGCCGCCGGTTGCAGGTTCGACCCCTGCGGAGCCCGCGCATATTGCCCCGCGGCGATCGGTTAGCCCACCGACTGAACGGGCCTCAAAATGAAAGGGCCGCAACATGTTCCTGCGCCTCGTGCTGTTCGGCGTCGAGCTGTTCTCGATCGAGGTTGGCCGCGTGAAGCAGTCGACGGTGCACTACCTCGCCGCGCCTGAGCCCGTCAGCAGCTAACACGCCGGCAATCCACTAACCGCACGTCAACGCCTCGGGAGGCACTCGTGAGCTACTCCAACGACGCGAGCAGCGCCGAAATCGAAAACCGTTTCTCGTATCACCCTGCCGCCGACGCTGATCGCCGCATGGATCACGAGCACATTCGTGGCGCTTGCCGCGCCCTGGCGCACGGGTTCGACAGCGAGCTGCCGCCGGGCCGTCAGAAGGCCCTCGCGCTCACGGCGCTTGAGGAAGCGATGCACTGGGCTAACGCCTCGATCGCCTGCCAGAACGATTGCACCCCGTGAGCGCCCTCACCGTCGGCGCCAGCGTTGTCGCCGCGAGTGCGGCAACTGCCGCAATCCTGTTCCAACTCAACCGTTTAGGAGCCCTCATGGGTGAAGTACAGAACACCGTCGATGCGATCACCGCGCAGGCCACCAAGGCGAAGCGCGAAATCCTCGGCAAGATCCAGGATCTCGAGCACGCGGTCGCCGCGGGCGAGGTGCCCAACTTCGACGAGCTGCGCGCCGTGATCGGCGGGCTCGACAACATCGTGCCCGACGAGGCCCCGGCTGACGAGGCCCCGGTCGACGAGGCCCCGGTCGTCGTCGATACGCCGGTCGAGGTGCCCGCCGAGGTTCCCGCCGACGAGCCGTACACCGCCGAGTAGCACTCACCCCGTAACGGCCCCCGCTCGTGCCCGTGTGGCGCAGCGGGGGCCGCTTACTGCTGACCACAGGAGACAGACCACCATGCGCGCACCGACGACCGTCGAGGTACCTTGCCCCGCCTGCGGTGAGCCGATCACCCTCGCCCTCGGGTTTGAGGTCGCCGAGCCCGAGCCCGGCGCCAGCACCGCACAGTGCCGCGTGACGACGCCGGATCTGGCAGAACGCGCGCAGGCGCACGGCGAGGTGTGCCCCGTCCTGTCGGGCGGTGGCGGCGATGGCTGAGAAGCTCGACCGCTACGAGCTGCTGCACAGGATGCACGCCCGTGTCGAGGCGTCGGTGTTCGATCCCGAGACGCCCGCACGCGACCTCGCTGCGCTGACCCGCCGACTCATGGAGATCGGCAAGGAAATCGAGACGATCGAGCTGCAGCGCCAGGAGAACGGCGAGGGTAAGCCCGAGGCGCCGACTGATGAGTCGTTCGATGGATCGGACGTCTGAGCCGAGGCTCTCCGAGGTAGCTCGCCACGTGATCAAGCCCGAGGGCATCGTGTCGACGTCGTGGCCCGGCGTGCGCCACGAGTGCAACGTGAATATGGGCCTGTTCTTCGATCGCTGGCAGGACGACCTCGGAAAGCTGGTATGCGCCAAGCGATCTGACGGCCTGTACGCGGCCGACATGTTCGCCATGTCCGTGCCTCGGCAGACAGGCAAGACGTACTTCCTCGGCGCCCTCGTGTTCGCGCTGTGCAAGATGACGCCCGGCACAACGGTGATCTGGACGGCGCACCGCACCCGTACGGCCGCCGAGACGTTCAAGAGTATGCAGGGCCTCGCCAAGCGCGAGCAGGTCGCACCGCACGTCGAGCAGGTACTCACCGGCAACGGTAAAGAGGCCGTGCTGTTCGTCAACGGCAGCCGAATCCTGTTCGGCGCCCGTGAGAAGGGGTTCGGCCGAGGGTTCGCCAAGGTCGATGTGCTGATCTTCGATGAGGCGCAGATCCTCACCGAGAACGCGATGGATGACATGATCCCGGCGACCAATGCGTCGCCCAACGGTCTGATTCTGTTCGCGGGCACGCCGCCGAAGCCCAACGATCCCGGCGAGGTGTTCACCAACCTGCGGCTCGACGCGCTCGCTGGCGACACGACCGACGTTGCGTACGTCGAGATATCGGCCGACGAGGACGCCGACCCCGACGACGAGCGCCAGTGGCGCAAGATGAATCCGAGCTACCCGCACCGCACCGGCCGCCGGGCTATCACACGTATGCGTAAAGCGTTGTCGTGGGACAGCTTTCGGCGTGAGGCTATGGGCATCTGGGACAAGCTCGCGGTGCACGCCGCGGTTATCAAGCCCGAGGTGTGGCGCGACCTGGCCGACCCGCTCGGCCCCGAGGACGGCGCCAAGCCCAACGCGCTGGGCGTCGACATGTCGCACGGCGGTGCGCTGTCGATCGGCGCCTGCTGGCTCATGGACGACGAGAGTCGCCATATCGAGCAGGTGTGGGCGGGCACTGATCCCGCGGCGGCCGTCGAGTTCATCGTCGCGCGTGCCGGTCGCCGCATCCCCGTGGTGATCGACGACGCGAGCCCCGCGAAATCGTTTGTGCCCGAGCTGAAACGGCGCAAGGTCAAGGTGCGCGTGACGGGTGCGGGTGACATGGCGAAAGCCTGCGGCCTCGTGGAGAACAACGTGAAGGCCGACACGATCACGCACGGCGACCAGCTCGACGTTACCGAGGCTCTCAAGGGTGCCAAGAAACGGCCGATCCGCGACGCGGGTGGTTGGGGCTGGGACCGGCGCGACCCGACGTGCGTAATCCATCCGCTAGTTGCCGTGACGCTGGCCCTGCTCGGTGCGCTCGACGCGCCCAAGCGCAGCAGCGGCGGCGCCATGTTCGTGTGAGAGGGGGCCGCGTGTCACTCGTGCCGCAGCCGTATTACATCGACGGCGAGATCGTCGACGAGATCGAAACCGTGTGGCCCGAGGACGGCCTCGACCGCGAGCGGGTCGGCAAGATCGTCGCCGACATGTACGCCCTGCACCTCGGTGATAAGGGCAAGTTCGATCGGATCTACGAGTACACCAAGGGCGAGCGCGGCGTGCCCGACGTGCCCGAGGAAGCAAGCGACGAGGTGAAAGACCTTGCGCGGCTGTCGATCAAGAACGTGCTGCGCATGGTCCGCAACTCGTTTACGCAATCGCTGTCGGTCGTCGGGTACCGCGCGCTCACTGCGCAGCAGAACGATCCGGCGTGGGAGATATGGCAGGCGAACCGCATGGACGCCCGCCAGGCCGAGGTGCACCGCCCGGCGGTGCAGTACGGCGTCGCCTACGTCGTCGTGACGCCCGGCGTGGACGGCAAGCCCGAGCTGCGGTGCCGGTCACCGCGGCGGCTGCTCGCTGTCTACGACGACCCGGTGCTCGACGAGTGGCCGCAGTACGCCCTCGAAACGTGGGTGACGAACAAGGACGCCAAGCCGCACCTGCGGGGCGTTCTGTATGACGAGCGGTACATGTACGAGCTTGACCTCGGCGAGCTGCCGACGACCGCGGCGGGTGCTGCGGCGCTGGCGAACAAGCCCGTGACGCTGCGCAGTGTCACCGACGTGATCCCGCACCGCGCGACGGTCGACGGCGAGCCGGTCTGCCCGGTGGTGCGGTTCATCAACGACCGCGACGCCGACGACATGATCGTCGGCGAGATCGAGCCGCTGATCGGGATGCAGCGCGCGATCAACTGCGTGAACTTCGACCGGCTGCTCGTGTCCCGGTTCGGCGCCAATCCGCAGCGCGTAATCACCGGATGGACGGGCAGCAAGAACGAGGTGCTGCGGGCGTCGGCGTTGCGGGTGTGGACGTTTGAAGATCCCGAGGTCAAGGCGCAGGCGTTCCCGGCGGCGTCGGTGGAGCCGTACAACGCCGTGCTCGGCGAGATGCTTGAGCACGTCGTCATGGAGGCGCAGATATCGCCGTCACAGGTGCGGCTCATCAACGTCTCGGCTGACGCCCTGGCCGCTGCGGAGCACCGCGAGCAGCTCAAGCTCACGACCAAGCGCGAGAGTTTCGGCGAGTCGTGGGAGCAGACGTTGCGGCTGGCCGTCGAGATGGACGGCGACGGCGACACCAGCCCCGACAGGGCCGCCGAGGTCATCTGGCGTGACACCGAGGCCCGTTCGTTCGGGGCCGTGGTCGACGGGATCGTGAAGCTCGCTCAACAGGGCGTGCCGATCGAGTTCCTGCTGCCGATGGTGCCCGGCATGACGCAGCAGCAGATACAGGCGATCAAAGAAGCCATGCGCGGCGGCAACGCCAAGACGCTGGTCGAGACGCTGCTCGCTGGCGGGCAGAAGCCGCTACCCGGTGCACCGCCGGTCGACGAGGTTCTCGACGACCCGGCGCTCGACGACGACGGGGGCGCAGAGGATGACAACGGCGATACCGGAGTTTCAGGGGGCGCTCGCTGAGCTGGCGGGGCGTGTCGGCGATGCCGTCGACACGCTCATGCCTCGGCTCGCCGACGCGACGCAGCGTGAGGGCCTGGCGCTCATCACCGACGTGTACCCCGAGCTGGTCGACCCGTTCGTGAGCGCCTCGGGCGAACTGACGACGCAGTGGTACGCCGACGGGCAGCAAAGCGCCGGCAAGGTGCCGTCTACGCAGGTCAAGGGCCGGAAACGCGCGGCCCCGGCAAACTACGTGCCCGAGCCCGCCAAGATGCCCGACCGCGACCAGCTCGCCGGGTCGGGCCGCTGGGCGCTGCTGCAGAAGAATCCCACACTCGCGCTGCGCGGTTCGTCGACACGGGCCGTGTTCGACATGTCCCGCCGCACCGTGCTGGACAACGCCGAGCGCGAGGGCGTGCGGTGGGTGCGGCACGCCTCGGCGAACGCCTGCGGGTACTGCCGGATGCTCGCCACGCGCGTGCTCACCGCCGGGCAGGGCGGCGCACCGGGGCTGTACCGCAGCGAGGCTAGCGGCGGCCGTGCACCGCACCGCCAGGACGCCAAGGGCCACGATCACTGCAAGTGTCTGGTCGTCCCGCAGCGCGAGGGCTGGAACGCGCCCGACTACGTGCACGACTGGCTCGACGACTACAACGCCGTCTCACGCAACGCTGACGGCGTTCTCTACAGCCCCGCGCGGATCGCTCGGGCGATGGAAACCCGCGGCGCAGAACGCAACCGGCTGCACCGGATCGGGCAGTGGCTCGACGCCGAGGACGAGCAGCGGCACGCGGTGGCCTACTACGAGCGCGCCGACGACGAGATCGCGGCGCTGCTGGGCACCAAGACGCCCGAGGCGCCCGCCAAGCCCAAGCGCGTGAAACGCACCCTCGACGTCGTTGAGGCCGAAATGTCGGCGGCGATCGAGGCGGGCGACGAGGCCCGCATCGACGCGCTGATCGACGAAATGGACCGGATCGAGGCCCGCGACGCGGCGGCCGTCGAGAAGGCCGCAGCCAAAGAGGCCGCCAAGCTCGCCGAGCAGCAGGAGAAGCTCGACCAGATGGGCGTGCTCATGGAGCAGGGGTACGACGAGGCCGAGGCCGAAAGCGAAGTGTTCGGTACGGATATCGACACGATCCGCAAGCGCGAGTTCATGGCGCAGGCGCGACGCGACGGGCACACCGGCAAGTCGTTTGAGGAACTGCTCGGCTGGGTGCTTGAGGACATGATCAGTCAACAGTATTGGGCGGCCGAGGATGCCACCAACGGCGTGATGATCAAGCGCCAGTGGCGCGACTCGTACGACCCGCGAAAGCTGTGGAGCGCCAACGAAACAACGGCCCGCAAGTACATGAGCGAGGAAATCGCCGCGTGGTTCGACGAGCACGGCCGGGTGACTCGCGCAGCACTACGGGAGGCCGTGATGGCGGGGCGTGGATGGAAGCAGAGCGCCATGACCGCGGACTTCCTGCAGTGAACCGCGACGAGCTGGTCGCCGCGTGGCGAGCGGGCCGCGCGGCGGCCCCCGGTGATCCCAACCCGTACGCGGGCCTGGGCGCCTCGGCGCGCATGTGGCGCCGCGGGTACCGCCGGATGCTGCTCGATGTGCTTACGCAGTCACCGGCTGCGCAGGAGTACGAGAACGGCCGCGCTGACTAGCTGCTGCCGCAACAGGATTCCCGCTGACCGCGGGTAGATGCACGACCCCACAACTGAATAGGAGCACAGACATGGCCGACGGCGAAGCCCCCGAAACGACCGACGCGCCCGAGGGCGGCAAGCCCGAAGCCAAGCCCGAGGGCGGCAAGCCCGAAGGCGGCAAGCCCGACGCGCCCACCGGCGGCGAGGGCAAGACGTACACGCAGGCCGAGCTTGACGCCTTGCTGGCGCCGCTGCAGTCCGCTGCAACCGAGCTGTCGCAGATCAAGGAAGGCGAAAAGACCGAGCTGCAGAAGGCGATCGAACGTGCCGACGCAGCCGAGAAGCGCGCCGAGACAGTCGAGTTCACCTCGATGCGGGAGCGGATCGCCAACCGCGAGGGCAAGATCGTCCCGGTTGCGTCGCTGACCGGCAAGACCGAGGCCGAGCTGCTCGCCTCGGCTGACGCGCTGATCGCCTGGCGCGACGAGCACGCCCCCAAGCCACCCGAGCCGCCGAAGCAGAAGCGCAACCCGTCGGGTAGCGGCGGCGGGTTCAAGAGCGGCGCCACTGGCGGCGACTCTGCCTCGACAGATCCGAAGGTGCGAGCCGCAGAAGCGTTGCGGCGCCTGCGATCTGGCGAGTAGTTCGACCGTACACACTTCCGCGCGAGGAACGGCCTCGGCGGTTGATCAACACAACTGAATAGGAGCCAACATGGCTGACATTTCACGCGCCGAGGTCGCTGGTCTGATCCAGGACGCCTACAGCGATACGCTGCTCGCCGCCGCCAAGCAGGGCAGCACCGTGCTGTCCGCGTTCACCAACGTGAACATGGGCACCAAGACCACGCACCTGCCGGTGCTGGCGACCCTGCCCGAGGCCGGGTGGGTCGGCGAGTCCGCGACCGAGGCCGAAGGCGTCAAGCCGCAGAGCAAGGTCACGTGGACGAACCGCACCCTGGTCGCCGAGGAAATCGCGGTGATCATCCCGGTGCACGAAAACGTGATCGACGACGCCACCGTCGCGATCCTGACCGAGGTCGCCGAGCTGGGCGGGCAGGCGATCGGCAAGAAGCTCGATCAGGCCGTCATGTTCGGCCTCGACAAGCCCGCCTCTTGGGTGAGCCCCGCGCTCGTCCCGGCGGCGATCGCCGCGGGCCAGGCCGTCGCGCACGTCGGTGGCACGGCCAACCCGTCGGATCTGGTCGGTTCGGCCAATCAGGTCGCCGAGCGCGTCGCGCTGTCGGGCTGGGCACCGGACACCCTGCTGTCCTCGCTGGCGCTGCGGTATCAGGTCGCCAACGTCCGCGACGCCGACGGCAACCTCGCGTTCCGTGACGGTTCGTTCCTCGGGTTCTCGACGTTCTTCAACAAGAACGGCGCTTGGGACCCCAACGCGGCCGTGGGCATCGTCGCCGACGCCTCGCGCGTCAAGATCGGTGTGCGGCAGGACATCACCGTGAAGTTCCTCGATCAGGCCACCCTCGGCACCGGCGAGGATCAGATCAACCTCGCCGAGCGCGACATGGTGGCGCTGCGCCTCAAGGCACGGTTTGCCTACGTGCTCGGCGTGTCCGCGACCGCGATGGGCGCCAACAAGACGCCCGTCGGTGTCATCACGCCGGACCTCACCCCGTAGTGCAGGTTCGGCACAGCCTGACGGGCGCAGTCATCCGCGTGCTTCCCGGCACGTCGCTGGCTGCGCTCGTCGCGGGCGATGACAACTGGACCGACTGCAGCGACGTCGCCGACTGGCTGGCCGCTGAGCGGGCGTACGTGGCGGCCGTCGCCGACTGGCTGGCTGCCGAGCAGGAACACAACGAGGGGGCCGCCGCCGACCGGCTGGCTGCCGAGCTACACACCGAGGGGGCCGCCGATGCTGGCAACAGTGGAACAAGTGCGCGCCGCGCTGCGGGCTCTGGGAAGGCCCGAGCTAGCCGAAGCCGAGCCGCTGGCGGTCGACGATCTGGTGCTGTCGGCGGGGGATCTGGTGGCGGGGTATCTGCACCCGTGCCCGATACCGGACCCGACGCCGGGGCCGATCAGTCGAGTGGTAGCGGAGATGGCAGCGACGGTGCTCACGAGGCCGTCAACGATCCTGCCGGAAACGCAGAGCCTGTCGGCTGACGGGTTCGGCGTGACGTTCACGCCGGGCGCCGGGTCGCCGGGGCCGTACCTCACCGCGGCTATGCGGGACCGCCTCAAGCCGTTCTGCAGCGGCGGCGGCGCGGTGTCGGTGGCAATGGGCAGCGAGAGGTACTGATGTTCCCGACGCCGTTCACTGTCAAGCACACAACGCGCGTCAAGGTCGGCGAGAACGCCGCGGGCCAGGCCCGCACCGAGCCACGTACCCGCGACCGCAAGGTCACGAGTCTGCGGCCCCGTGTGAATGAGCCTGGCACCGCGGTGGCCGACGCTGACCGGGTGCTCACCGAGTACACGATGCTGACGCCCGAGCCCGATTGGGCGCATGAGGATGTGGTCACCGACTGGCGCGGGCGCGAGTTCAAGGTCGACGGCGAGCCCGAGGACTACAACGGCGGCCCGTTCGGGTTCACGCCCGGTTACCGGGTCACTCTGCGAAGGGCGGTGAAGCGTGCCGTACCGACCGCTTGACATGCCGCACAGCGAGCACAACGACATTCGCACGTCACCGGAGATCGTCGCCGAGTGCGAGCGGATCGCCGCCGAGCTGCGGGACCAGGCCGCCGCGATCGCCGACTCGCAAACCGAGATCGACGGCGCGGGCGACGGTTACGAGACAGAAACCAAGATCGGCAAGGATCGGGTGCGGGTGCACGTGCGCGCCGAGACGGGCGAGGCGATCGCCGCCGAGGATGACGTCGCACCGCTCATGCAGGTGTCGGCGAGTTTGGGGCCGTCGTGACGGTACTCGTGCCGCCGGTCGGCCCGCTGACGGCCGCACGGCGCTACCTGCTCGACGAGCTGGCGGCGCGCGGCAACCCGCTCCCTGTGGGCCAGGAGGTGCCCGACGGGTCGCCGACGTCGTATGCGCTGCTGTCGCGGCCCGGCACGAGTACCGAGGTGTTCCTGCAGCACAGCCTCATTCGTGTGCGGGTGTTCGACGACGACCTCGTGCGGCTGGAACGCAACGCCGATCTGCTGCACCGGCTGCTCGTGCACGCGGTGCACCGCAAGGTCGTGGTGCCCGACGAGGGCGAGGTGTGGATCACCAACGCCCGTCATGAGTTTGGCCCCGCGGACTTTGACGACAAGCGCGTGCCGCTGCCGGGGATGCAGGCGGCCGTGTTCTGGACGATCGGCCTGCGCCCCGAGCGTAGCTAACTCGCCGGCCGCGCTCGAGAACCGCCGCTGAGCTGCGGCTATCGCCTCTGCGCATTCTCACCAGCAAATCTCCCTCCGTGCCAACGGGTTCGGGGGTTGTTCACAGTGCCCGCACGACGGGCAGATAGGAGTCATTCACATGACCGGACCCGTTGCATCGACGGTGCTCGGCGATTCGTCCAAGGTGTTCGCGGCCTCGCCGTCGGATCTGGAAACCGTTGGCGGCCTGTGGTTCGCGCCGTTCGGTACCGAGCTGCCCGAGGACGTTGACGAGCCGCTGCACGCCAACTTCAAGAACCTCGGTTTCGTGTCGGCCGATGGTGTCACCGTGAAGATCGACAGCTCGACGACCCCGATCGAGGTCTGGGGCGGCGACGAGATCGGCGCGCTGCGAGACAAGTTCTCGATCGAGTACAGCATGGCGCTGTTCCAGGTGCTCTCGCCCGAGGTCAACGCCGCCATCTTTGGTGAGGGCAACGTCTCGACCGCGGCGGCTACCGCTGCGCACGGCGCCCGCATGAAGGTGCTGATCAACAGCAAGCTGCCCAAGCGGTGCAGCCTGGTGCTCGATTCGGTGTACGAGGACAAGATCATTCGGCAGGTGGCGCAGATCGCGCAGCTTTCCTCGCTCGCCGATATCAAGCTCGTGCACAACGCCCCGATGGCGTTTGAGCCGACCTTCAAGGTGCTCAAGGGCACCGACGGCAACCACGTCATCCAGTACAGCGACGACGGCCAGCTCGTCGCCGTCTAGTACCGGCTGACGCCCCAAGACAGCACCCCGCGCGCTTAATCCTGGTGGGCGCGCGGGGTGCTCACCAAATGCAGTGCCACACCAGGGAATCCCAGGAAACCGAAAGGCAACACGATGGCAACCAAGACCAGCAAGACCACAGCCCCCGCCGACGACGACCAGGCCGTCGAGCCCGTCGAGGCCAGCGCCGACGAGCGCGCCTCGATCGCAGAGGAATGGGCCGAGGACTACGACGAGGGCACCGAGCTGTTCGTCGGCAAGTTCGACGCAGAGGACTTCGACCCCGATTACGGCGTCGCCGAGTTCCCCGAGGGCGCAACGATCGCCGTCAAGCGGTGCCTGCGCAAGCCCCCGCCGGGATGGATTCGCCAGCACGCGCACCTGTCCGACCTTGAGCGCACGTTCGCGCTCATCGAGATGCACGCGAGCGATCGCGCACTCGAAATCCTCGACAGCCTCGACGAGAAGCCGTGGAACGAGTTCGTCGAGGGCTGGGGCAAGGACGGCGGGCTGATCGAGGGAAAATCTCGCAGGCGTTCGCGGCGATCCGGCAGGTAGAGGACGCGATACGTCGTGACCTGATCGTCGCCGGGCGCGAGTTCGACGACGGCACGCTGTGCTGGGACGACCTCTATGCGTTCATCTTCTCGGCGCCACCGAATACGGCGATATTCCATGCCATCGAAAAGGGCTGGAATACAACCGATTACCTGCTCGCGCACGTCATCGACGCGCTGCGGGTCGGGCTGTGGCAGAAGACCGAGGATGCGCAGAAGAAGCCCGCGCGCAATGTGCCCGAGCCGTTCCCGCGGCCCGGCGACGACGACGACAAGCAGGACAGCGAGTACGTCGCAGTCGGTTCGACCGTGGCAACCAAGACCACGGTCGGCAAGTTCCTAGAAATGCGTGCCGAGCGCGAAAAGCGTTGGCGCGAAAAGCATCGCAAGTAAGAGGGGGCGCAGTGGCCGCGACGTACTACCTGACAGTGATACCCGAGACGAGTCAAGTCTATTCGGGTATCCGGCGTGCGGCCCGCGCCGCCGACAACATCACGGTGCACCCGAAGGTCGACCAGCGGCAGGCTGAGCGCGAGGGTCGGGACTACGGAAACAAGTTCAAGCGCGGGTTCTCGTCTGCGGCAAAGGGGATCGGCGCGGGGCTCGGCGCGATCACCGGCGGGTTCAAGCTCGCCGGTGACGCGGCGGGTTCCGTCGTGCGGCACGTGGGCACCGCGGCGGCGGCGATCGGCATTGCCGCCAAGGTCGCCCGCAGTTTCAGCGTGGGGCTGCTCGCCAGCGCGTCGGCCCTGCGGCTGGTCGCCGGTGTCAGTCTCGCCCGGCTCGCTGGCGCCCTGGCGCTGCTGGCGGGCCTGGCGGGTCGACTCTCCAAGCAGGTGTCTCGCGTGACGTCCGCGGTGCTCGTCCTGGCGGCCGTCGGCAAGGTGCTGTCATTCATGCACCGCGCCGCCAAGCTGATGGCGCTCGGCACGATCGGCGCCTCGCTGGCTATCGGTCTGCTGTCCGCGGCGGCCGTCGGCCTCGGGGCTGCGCTCAAGGTGGCGTGGGGGTTCCTGCTCAACGTCGGCGCGGCGGCCGGTGTCGCGGCCGGTGCAATGGTCGGCATCCTCGGCCCCGCTATCGGCGTGCTCAAGATCGGGTTTAAGGGCCTCACCGATGCGGCGGGCACCTTTACCGAGCAGTTCAAGGACGCCGACGAGGCGTTTAACAAGATGGTCGGCAACCGCATGGGGCCGATGCTGGCGGGGTTCCGCGAGCTGCGCATGGCGATCGTCGATACGTTCTCGGCGACGCTGCAGCCCGCGTTTGCGAGCCTCGGCACGTTCATGGACGGAATGAAGCCGCGCGCCACGGCGCTGACGGGCACGCTCGGGCAGATCGGCAACGAGCTGGCGGCGTCGCTCAACAGCCCCGTTGCGCAGGGCGCGCTCGATACGATGTTCAACGCATCAAACCGATTCTTTCAGAACTTCCTCGGCGAGTCGGGCCTCACGGGCCTGAGCACCGGGCTGATGCAGTTCGCCGCCACGGCCGCAGACACTTTCGCGGGCACCGGCAAGGGGATCAACGACACCCTGCTTAAGGCAGGGGAGTGGCTGCGCAACATCGACGCCTCGCAGATGAAGCTCGTTTTTGAGACGCTGCGCGCGTCGGTGCAGAACGTATGGAACATCATTAAGCCCGTCATCGAGGGTGTGCGCGCGATCGGGTCGGTGACGGCCCCCGCGCTGGCGCCGGGGTTCTCGGCTCTTGGCAGTGCGATCGGGCAGGCAGTGCCGGGCCTGGTGCAAATGGCAAAGATCCTCATGCCCGCGCTGTCGCAGGTGATGGAACGCCTCGCCCCGGTGATACCTGCTCTCGTGCAGGCGTTTACGCCGTGGGCTGGCACGCTCGCCATGATCGCCCCGCCGCTCGCGTCGATCGTCGCCAACCTGGCACCGATGGCGCCAATGCTGCTCATCACCGTGGCCGCGGTCAAGGCGATGGCAATTGGCATGGCGGTGTACAACACGGCAATGCTGTTGGCTGCCAACGCCACCAAGATCGCACGCACCGCGTGGTTCCTGTTCAACGCCGCGTTTATCGCCAGTCCCATTGGCCTGATCGTCGTGGCGATCGCTGCCCTGGCGGCGGGCCTGTGGGCGTTCTTCACCAAGACCGAGACGGGTCGCAAGCTGTGGGAGAAAATCTGGACGGCGATTAAGACCGCGGCCTCGGTGGCGTGGGAGTGGATCAAGAACACTCTCGGCAAGGCGTGGGAGTCGATACAGCCCGGCCTGCAGAAGATCGGTGAGGTTGCGCGGCAGGCGTTCTCGACGCTGAGCGACGCGATCAAGAGCGTGTGGACGTTCATTCAGCCCGCGGTCGAGTGGCTCGGTCGTCTGTGGCTGGCGGTCGCCAAGATGGAGTTCGGCGTCGCCATTGGGGCGCTCAAGGCGCTCGGCGCGGTGATCGGCTGGCTGTGGCAGAACGTCGTCGTGCCCGCGTTCGGCGCGATCGGCACGGTTATCTCGACGTGGTGGTCGGGCGTGCAAATCGTCTGGGGCGCACTGACAACCGCTATCGGTTTCGTCGGCGACAAGATCATGTGGCTGTGGCAGAACGTCGCGGTGCCCGCATTCGGCGCGATCAAGGGTGCGGTCGAGACGTTCTGGGCTGGCGCAACGATCATCTGGGACGCATTCACCAACGTGCTCGACACGATCGGCGGCAAGGTCGTCGCATTCAAGGATGGCATCGTGACGGCGTTCAACGCTGTTAAGGACGTCATCACGACGGTGTGGGGCGCTATCGGCGGGATCTGGGACAAGATCGTGGGCGGTATCGGCACGGTCGCCGACGCACTCAAGGGTGCGGGCGGGGCGGTGCTCAACACCCTCGGCCTCGGCGGCGGTGCGACCGGCGGCTACGTCACCGGCGGCGCTGTCCTCCCGAGGTACGCCACGGGCGGCCAGATCAACGGACCGGGCACCGGCACGAGCGACAGCATCCTCGGTTTCCCCGCGATGGTGCGGGTCGCTAACGGCGAGTACGTCACCAACGCGGCGGCGACGGCGGGCAACCTCCCGCTGCTGCGGGCGATCAACAGCGGTGTGCCGATCTGGGACATGATCAAGGGCCTGCTGCCAGCGTTCGCCGACGGTGGCCTGGTGTCGGCCGACCAGCTCGTCGACTTCGCTCGTGGTGTCGACGGGCAGCCCTACAAGTGGGGCGGCGTCGATTGGGGCGACTGCTCGGGTGCGGTGTCGGCGATCGCCAACTACGCGACGGGTCGAGATCCGTTCGGCTCACGGTTCGCCACGGCAACCGAGGGCGACGAACTGGCTAAGCGCGGGTTCAAGCCCGGCGTCGGCCCGGCGGGCTCGCTGTCGGTCGGGTGGTACAACGGCGGCCCCGGCGGTGGACACACCGCGGCGACGCTGCCCGACGGCACCAACTTTGAGATGGGCGGCGCGGCTGGCAATGGTCAGTTCGGCGGCCAGGCGGTCGGCGCCTCGGATGGCAAGTTCACCAACCGGATGCACCTGCCTCCCGAGTGGTTTGAGGGCCTCGACGGCGGCTCGTCGACTATCGGCTCGGGCACCAGCGCCAGCGCAATGAGCGCGGGCGGCTCGGGCGGTGGCTCGTACAGCGCGGCGACGTCGGCGCAACTGAGCGCCTCGGGCAAGAAGGTCGACAGCGCAAAGACGTCGGCGAAGAACGCCGACCAGGCGGTCGACGACCGGCAGTACGCGGTCGACAAGGCGCAGCGCCGGGTCGACGAGCTGCGGGCCGCGGGCAAGGACACCAGCGACGCCGAGCACTCACTCGATGTGCAGACGCGCGAGCTGGCCGACGCCCGCGAGCGGCAGGCCAAGGCTCACGACAAGGTGAGCGAGGCCGAGGGCGCCGACAACGAACTGCGCACAAAGGGCAAGTTCAAGGCGGGCAGCGGATCGTCGAGCGAGGGCGGCGGTCTGTCGGGCGCTGACTTTGGCAAGACGTTCTTCTCGGGGATCATGGAGTCGATCGGGCTCGACGGGTCGGTGTTCGCCAATCCGCTTGAGTGGCCGACGATTAAGTCGGCGATGGCGGGCGTCAACTGGGCCGGTGGGCTGCTCTCGGGCGGCACCGACCCCGAGGCCGCCGCGCAGGGGCCTGGTGGCTTCACCAGCGGCGTGGCCGACGGTGTGGGGCTAGGTGGCCTGCTGCAGGCGATACCGGGCGCTGTGAGCGATCCGACGGGCCTGCAGGTCAATCCGGCGGTCAGTGGATCGTCGGCGGTCGCCGAGGGCGTCGCCGGTGCGGCGGGAGCGTTCGCACCAGACACCACGCAGCACGGGCAGGGCAACGGCATGGCGCCGGGGCCGACCGGCGATGTGGTGTTCGCAGGAAACGTCGGGATGGACCCCGCTGCGCTACGCGGCGAGTTCCGCAGCGAGCTCAACAGCCGCAGGCGTTACACGTAGCAAATCCGCACCGGGCCGCCGCACGTCACTGACCTGCGGCGGCCCGCTGTGCCGGCCCCGCGGCTGGCTAACAAACCACAACTGAATACGGGGTGAGGCTGCGCGTGACCGAGTTCACCGGCATACACGACGACTTCTATCTCGACCCGCCGAAGTACGAGAACGACGCCTACGGGCGCCCCCGGTACGAGGTCGAGAATCCAACGCACCCGTCGTGGCGCAAGATGACCAATTGGGGCGACCTCGGCCGTAATGGCGAGTACCTGCGGTCGACGGCGACCAAGTGGGTTTATATCCACCCGAGCAACAACAAGGTGTGGCACCTGTCGGGGCCTGGCCGCGGGCGTGAAGGCGTCGCCCTCGCCAAGGAACTTGAGGGCGTCATGCAGCCCGAGTTTGAGATTCTGTACAGCGAGGGCGCGTACACGATCGGCGCCAAGCCCGAGCGGATCAACTACAAAAAGCGCACGATCAATCTCGGCGTCGTCACGCAGCCTAACCTCAACGCCGAGCGGATCGAGGAGCCTAATCCGTTCTCGTACCGGCTGATCGAGGACTCGTGGTGGTCGTCGTGGTCTGAGACGGTGCCAGGGTTCCTCGGGTCGTTCACCCGCACGCACGGCTGGCGGTGGCTGGCAGTGATCCTCGGCGAGGCGTCTAAGACGTCGCTGTCGACCGATCCCGTTGGCAATGACAACAACTCGATGCAGTGGAACATGACGCTGCACGCCCCGTGGCCGTTCTACGCCAAGCGCAGCGTTGACAAGGTGTGGCTTGCTGACCTCGACAACTGGGCGGCCAACGACGGTATTGCCAAGGGCACCATTGCGATACCCAACCGCGGCACGTGGGAGGCGTGGCCGAAGTTCCTCGTTAAGGGCCTCGGTACGGCGTCGGTGCAGGACGGGATCGGCGGGCCGATGGTCAAGCTGCCCAAGCTGTACCCGACTGACGGCACGTACATGATGGTGGACACCGACCCCACCAAGCGCACGATTACCACCGAGAAAGATCCGGTGGACGGGCAGCTGTACAAGTACCTCCGCGGGTCGCAGTTGATCGACCTGCTGCTGCACGACGTCACGGCGAGTCGCCTACCGGCGCAGCGGCGCATCCCTGGCGGTATCGGTTTCGACGGGAAGATCCCGCCGCGCGAGGTTGCGCACCTGGCGGTCGAGCATGACAACCCCAACGGTTCGGTGACGTGCATCATGCCGCAGAACTACCGCATGGCGTGGTCGTAATGTACGTGCAGAACGGCCGCAGGCTGTGGGTGCCGCCAACGGTAGGCGCCCGAGGTGTACCCGACCCCGTTAAGAATCCGATCGAGGCGTACCGCTACCTCGACGCCAAGCGTGACCTGATCGACGAGGAAGCACGCGCAAAGCCGCTAATTCGGTTGTGGGATAACCAGATGCGGTATATCGGCACCGTGGCGGCCGAGAAGTCTGTCGACGCCGAGGAACTGCTGCACGACACCGGCGAGGCCGACATCGTGCTGCGCGCCGACGACTGGCTCGTCGAGTTCATGCGCACGGACGTGCGCAAGGACGAGGACTTGCATATCACGATCGACCCGTACCCGCACCGGCGCTCATGGCGCTGGCGGTACGGCGCCAAGGTCACCAACGTGAAGGTCGGCCGGGGCGAGGACGGGCAGCGCACTGTCACGCTGGAATGCGCGCACAACCGCGAGCATTGGAAGCATTTGCTGTTCGGCGCAACGCCTTTCAGCGCACCCGAGCTGCAGCCCTTGCGGGCGTGGGTGCTGCCGGGTAACACGCGCACGATCGTGAGCACGACGGGTTTCATCAACCTGGCGCGCAACTACTGCCCGATCCTGGCGCTGCCTACGCAGGTGTTCAACCCTGGCGCGTGGGTCGGCGAGGCGTCAAATGTGTTGAACCTCAACCCTTTGAACTGGCCCGTGCAGATGCAGTTCGTCAACCCGATCTTCGACAGGTCACGTCTGAGCGTGCTCATGTCGCGGTGGTCGGTTGCGCACGACGTCTGCGACGCCCTGCTCAAGTACGCCGGGTGTCACGTTCGCGCGTACACGTGGCTGACCGAGGACGAGGACAGCCCGCACCCCGAGCTGGCTCTGCTGATCGGTGAGGCGGCGGCCCGGCCGTCGCGTAACTGCATTGTGCTTGCGGTAGAGGACATGTCGGGTACGACGGGTGTCACGGGTACCGCACTCGATGGTGCGCTCGATCTGCTGGCGGTGTCGGCCGACAACATTCTGAGCACGCTCGTGCATATCGACCGCGACGGCGACGGCGTGGCCGATCCGTTCATTCGTCGGTTGCTCGGTGTAGCTCCTGCGGTGCCGGACATAGTGTTTCGGGATACCGAGCAATCGCAGATCATCTCGGCCGAGCACAACATGTATCGCGCGAAGGCGTCCAAGATCACCACGGGCGGCAAGAGTCCTGGTTGGCTCAATCAAACGCAGACATTTTTGATCAAGTATGCGCTGAGCCAACTTTCGGCGATCATCATGGCTGGCCCTGCTGGAAGTTACCAAACGCCAGGCAGTTCCGGCGTTGAGGAAATTTATCAGGGCCAGGCCGACAACGTGCTGTTGGCCTACATACAGGTGACAGATCCGGTGCGTGCCATGCGATCTGGGCCGTACGGGTATCTGGAACATTGGGAGCAGGGCAGCGGTTCGGCGTACACGGTCGCCTCGGCGATGACGCTCGCCGAGGGGCATCACAAGACACGGGCCTATCAGGGCTTCAAGGTGCAGGTTCGCAACGGTGGGCAGCACACGCTGTACTACGACTTCGACCTCGGTACCCGGTGTCACTTTGAGATCGACCGTATCTATCACACCGATCAAGTGTCGGCGCTGAAACTGCACTACGACGAGACGACGCCTAAGACGTTCTCTCTGTCGATTGGTGACGATACGGAATCTCAAAGCGGGATAGCACAACTCGCTCGCTCGGCGTCTGAGATGTGGTCGGCGCTGGGCATGTTATTCGGATCAGGAGACATGTTCTAGTGGAACTACCGCCATTGCCACCGATGCCCGACGTGCCCGAGCACGAGCCGGGGCTCAACACGATGGCCGACGCGATGTACGACATTGCCGAGGCCCTCGTGTACCCGGTCGACAGCAAGGGTCGACGATACGACGTGCGTTTTCTGTTGCCGGTGATTGCCTTTCACCTGGCGCGCGTGGGTTGTGTCGTCGACCCTGCTCGGGCGCAGATCAAGAAGCGCCCTATGCCGCTGACGGGCGGCGTCGTCGAGGATGCGGTCGAGTGGGTGCCGATCGACGCCCCCGACACGATCGACGACGAGCTGGCGGGCGCCACGCTCGCCGACCTTCCGCGGCTGTCCGCGGCGGCCCGCGCCGAGTTCATCCGACGGGCCAACGGTGAGCCCGCGGTGCCCGTCGTGCCCGAGGGCCAGGACGTCGACCTTGACGCCCGCACCCCGTGGCACACCGAAACATCCATCGTCTGGGACGACTAGCTAACTCGCCGGCAGTGCCGGAATCATGCCCTGACCTGCGGCCGTGCCGCGGGTCGGCAAACAACTGAATAGGAGCACTACATGGCCGAGCTTTCACCCCGGCTCACGGGTGATGCGGTCGCACTGTTTCAGACGCTCATGTCTGCGACGTGGTACGGCATCGTCGGCGACGGCAACACGCCCGGCGGCATGTCGGCGACGCTTGAAATGGTCGACGGCGAGGCCGTCATCACGACTGACGTTCTGATCGGCCCCAAGGGCGACAAGGGCGACCCGGCGCCGCTGGTGGATCTGCAGTGGCCCCCGCTCGACAGCCCCACCGAGTTGGTCGAGCTGCAGGATCAGCTCGGCACCGACGACAAGGGCAAGGGCTGGTGGATCGGCACGGTTGTCTACGTGTGGACAGGCAACCAGTTTCAGATGGTGCGACCCGGCCCGGCCGGTCCTCCCGGCGCGACACCGCAGATCACGTTTGAGTTTGAAACGATCCCGATGGCCGAGCGCGTGCCCGGCGTCAAGGATGAGGTAATCCGCAGCGGCACATCACTACGCCCGCACATCAAGGTGCGGTCGCTGGCGCCGCAAGGCCCCGTCGGGCCGTCAACGAACATTCTCGACGCCCCCGACTACGACAACAGCGAGCCCCCGGTCGACGGTCAGTCGATCGTGTGGAACGAGGCTAAGCAACTGTGGATGCCGTCGGACTTCGCCAACAAGCACCCGCGGCTGTATTCCGTTCCCGAGGCGGCGTTTACGCCATTCACGGGCCTGGCGCAGCGGCAGAGCATCCTGACGTACACCGTTGAGCCGCAGGACTTCGCGTGGGTTCCGTACATCACCGGGCACCTCAAGGCGTTTGGCATCGAGCTGGACGCCGACCCGCTGACGATCGGCGTCGAGGTGCGCCTCGGCAACCCGACGAGCGGCCAGCTCATTGGCCGAGGGTTCGGCAACATCGCCTCGTGGTCGCACATCAAGCCGCACTTCTCCACCAACGCCGACCCCGCGACCGCGGTGGCCCCCGATAACGGTGTCGCCACGATCGCGGCAGGGCAGCCCGCACAGATCAGCGTCAACCTGTACAACGACGGCCTGCTCGGCGCGTACATCTTCAACCGCAACGGGGCGCAGTTGGCGATCCTCGTCATTCCGCAGGGGGAGTAACCGCATGGCGTACACCAGGACGTACCGCACGATCATCCCCGTGGAGCACGGCACCGACATGGACGTGCTGCGCTGGCTCACCCGCGAGTCTTTCCACAACGCAGCAGGTTTCGACGGCCTGACGATCAGCGAGTACAGCGAGCGCGAGGTCAGTTGGCTCGATCTGCCGCCAAAGGCGGCTGAGCATCTGCCGATGACCGCGGACATGTACCAGTGGTTTGAGTTCTCGGCGACCGGCGGTGTGGCTGTCGAGACGATCGAGTGGCTGACCGCCGAGTCGGCCTGGCGCAAGCAGCAAGTCGGCGACTGGCTGGCCGCCGAGCGCGAGTGGCGCAGGACGCAACCAAAGGACGGGGGATAGCTCATGCCTCCCGTATTCGACCGCACCGCATTGCAGGCCGACCGAGATCCCCTGCGGCAGCTCATACCCGACGTCGGCAAGCTCCCCAAGCTCGACGCGGGCGTGATCTGGGCGCAGTGGCTCAAGGGCCTCAAGGAACTGACGGGCCTCGATCTGTCGTCGCCGCAGGCGCTCGTGCTGAGCCTCGGCGACATAATCGGCGGCGCCCTCGATCCGCAGAACATTGCCGGGATGATCGGCAAGGTGCTCGGCTACGTCGGCGGGCCGCTGCAGGGTTTGGAGCAGCTCGCCGCGTGGGCCGGTGATGCTCTGTTCGGTCTGATCAACCCGAGTCGCCTGCCGATGATCCCGCTCGGTCACGTGACGAAAGCCTCGCCCAACCTGTTGGTGAACGGCGCGTTTGCCGACACTGTGGCGATCGACGACCCGGCCGGAAAGTGGTCGCTCGACGCGACGGTCGGCCGCACGACGGCGGGCTCGGCGATGACGCTCGCTGACGGCACGATTCACGAGCTGCTGAGCGTCGACCTGATCCCGGTCACGCCGGGGGAGAAGCTCGACGTCGAGGGTTGGGTGAAGCGGTCCAACGTCGTCGGCACCAACGGGTCGGTGTACCTCGGGCTCACCGCGTACGGCGACGTCCGCGGCGTCACGCAGGCGACGACGGCGCCCAACCGGCCGACGATCGCGCTCATGGCGTCGCCAGGCGGTACGGGCGACTGGCAGAAGCTCGGCGGGCAGTACGTCGTGCCCGAGGGTGTCGCCAGCGTGCGTGTGCGCCTGGCGGTCACCAGCGGCGCGACGGCGGGCACGTTGTGGTTCGACGACCTCGCAGCGTCCAAGGGCCGCAACCTGCTGCACATCGACTTTGTGGACGGCCTCGGCGACGAGCTGGCGGGCGCGTGGGCGGCGATCAGCGGCGCGATCGAGGACATAGGGCAGCGGCTCGGGCTCGACAAGTGGCAGGAGTTCCTCAACGCCGCCGCCGGTGGCATTGGTGGCACCATTCACTCGATCGTCGACCGCATAATGCACCTCGGGCTCGATGGCACGTTCGACGCCTCGCAGTTGGTCAACGTCCGCAACATCCCGCCGCTGCCCGCGCTCGTCGTGCAGGGCATCCAAGGGTTGACCAATATCGGCGCGTCGATTCAGGCGCAGATCGACTACCTGTGGCAGGCGTTCACGGGTAGCGGCGGCAACGACAAGAGCATGGCGGCGCTCGCGCAGGCCGCGCAGCAGGTGTCGCTCGACATCACGCAGGCGGTGCGGCTGGCCGAGGCGCACGAGCAACTGCTCTTGCAGCGGCGCAACAAGCCCGTGCACCACGCGATCACCGACACCGCAGAGGCAACGTTCGACCTGTCGACGATCGCCTCGGGCACGACGCCGCCGAATGTCGCAGTGACGTCGCAGTTTTCGATCATGGGGTTTATCCGCTGCGCCGAGGACTCAAACAAGGGTTTTGTGCAGTGGCTCGGCAGCGGCATCTCGGGCATTACGGGCCTGTGGGTCAACGTGTATCGGATGAACGCCGCGGGTGACCTCACCCTCGTGCACACCTCGCCCGACCTGCAGGCGCAACTCACGCCCGGCTGGTCGTGGCTCACGTACGTGTTCTCCGGTCCCAATCAGACACCCGTCGTCGCGGGTGACGTCCTGGCGGCCGAGATCGTCGTCATGGGCACCGGCTCGCATCTCGTGGCGAGCATGGCGCAGTCGTGGGTACCGGCGCACCCGTCGGCGGCCCCCAAGCGCATGAGCGCGCAACGTAATCCGAGTGCGTTCCGCAGCCCGGTGTCGATCCCGGCGGGCAGTGTCGGCTACACCGCGAACGGTGCAGTGCCGTGGCTGTCGTTCGGGATCACCAACGTGCCAGCCGATTACCACGCACCCGAGGCGCAGGAATACGAGTTCATGGGCACGTACACCGCGCCGGTTCCGGCGTGGGCGCAGTACCTCGACCTCGTGGGTGTGGGCGGTGGCGGCGGTGGCGGCTCGTCGTTCAACTTCCTGAGCGGCCAGGGCGGCGGCCCCGGTCACTGGGCGGGTAGGACGCTGCAGCGTGGCGTCGACTTCCCTGCCGACGCAACCTCGGTGAAGGTCGTTGTCGGCGGCGGTGGCGGCATCACGGGCGCCGAGGGGCGCAACGGCGACAGCTCGTATGTGCAGTGGGTCGACACGGCGGGTGTCACGCAGACGTTCGTCATGGCTGGCGGCGAGTACGGCGGCCAAGGCCCCAACCACAACCCGAGCAACCCCAACAAGACGTCGGGGGGCTGGGGGTCGGGCAACTTCCAGTGGCGTGGCCGCACCTTCTTTGGTGGGACCGACGTCGGGCAGTCGACGGGCGGTAGTTGGCCTGGCGGCGCAGGCGGTGGCGCGGCGCCGTACGTGCAGGGCGCTCCCGGTGAGCGCGGCGCGGTGTGGGTCGTCGCAAGGCAGGTCGAAACAGACTGAGAGGTAGGCGCAATGGCGTGGTCAACGGTTCCGGCACCGACATTGCGCAAGGCCCGCGGCTGGTCGGTCAACCCCGATCCGGCCGCGGGTCACGCCCCCATCACCGGGTGGCATGGCGTCGCTCACGAGCTAGGGGCGGCGCTGTCCATCTCGACCGCACAGGCCGAGGTGGCGATCGACGTCGTGGCTGGCGCACTGAGCGTCGACACGGCGCAGGCGGCCGTGCTGCTGCGCCTGGCGGCCCCCGCGGTGTCGACGAGCACCTCGACCGCGGCGGCCCGCGAGCACCAGTACAGCGCGGCACCGGCGGGCTCGACGAGCCGCACGTCGGCGGCCATCACCGTGCGCGCAGTGGCGGCGGCCCTCGGCACGAGCACCTCGACCGCGGCGACGATGCTGCGCACCGCGGCGGCGGCCAGCTCGTCGAGCGGGGCGAGCGCCTCGGCGCAAGTCACCGCAATGGCACCCGAGCTGATCAGCTTTACGGCACTGGGCGCGTACACGTACTCAATCCCGTGGTGGGCGAACAACGTTGACGTGGTGCTGCTTTCGGGCGGCGCGGGCGGCACTAACGGCTCGTTCTTTGGCAACGGGGCTGGCGGGCAGGCGGGCAAGTTCGCAACCGTCACGCTCGTGCGTGGCGTCAACATTCCCAGGGGCACAACGCAGATCACCGGCACGGTAGGCAACGGCGGCGCGCAGGGCGGGGCAGGTGCGGCGTCGACCGCGACCGCAACGGGCATGACGACACTCTCGGCACCGGGCGGTAGCAGCAACATGGGCGCATTCATTCCCCAAGGGCAGGCCGCGGGCTCGGTCGTCGTCTCGGGTGTCACCTACACCGGCGGCGGCTCGCAGGGCGCCCTCGGCAATACCGGCCTGGCGCCGGGCGGCGGCGGCGCTGGCGGCGGTTTCAACGGCCCCGCGGGTAGGGGCGCCGTCGGCGCGGCATGGTTCCGCGCCTACCAGTAGCAAACGGCCGGCACAGGCCGAATTAACACTCTGGCCTGCGGCGATTCTCGAGGTCGGCAAACAACTGAATAGGAGCACGACATGGCGGGCGGCACTGACGCATTCAAGCAGGCGACCGTGACGGCGATCGGCGCACAAGGGGCACTGATCAGCTTGCACTCTGCAGACCCCGGCACGACTGGCGCCAACGAACTGACCGGCGGTAGCTACGCCCGCAAGACGACCACGTGGGGCGCGGCGACGATCATCACGGGCGGCGCCGACAACGGCAAGGCGCAGATCGTCGGCAGCACACTGCAATTCAACGTGCCCGGCAATGTCGCTGTGGCGTTCTACGCCGTCCGCAAGGCCGACGGCACCCTGCTGTACAGCAAGCCCCTGACGCCCGGCGTCACTCTCAACGCCGCGGGCGTGATCGACGTAACCCCGACGCACGTCTACGACCTCGCAGCTTAATCCGCGAGAAATGAAGCGAGGAACTTAAATTGACTGAAAAGGTATTGCCGTACGACCGCGCGATCGTGTCGCAGGAAACGAGTTACTGGTGCGGCCCGGCGGCGACGCAGGTCGTGCTGCAGGCCCGCGGCCTGTTCGTCGCCGAGGGGTCGCTCGCCAAGGAGATCGGCACCACGGTGCGCGGCACCGATTACGTCGGCCTGATCGAGCGCATTCTCGACCTGCGGGTGCCCGACGCCCGGTACACGTCGGTGTACATCGAGAATGACCCGGCGACCGCGGCGCAAAAGGAGACGCTGTGGCGCAACCTCAAGCGGTCGATCGACGCCGGTTACGGCGTGGTGATGAATTGGGTTGCGCCCCCGTCGAATAAGCCCCGAGGCGTCAAGGGCAGCGAGAGCCCCCGCTACAGCGGCGGCACGACATACCACTACGTCGCGGCGATGGGCTACGACGACGACCCGGCTGCGCGTGCGGTGTGGATCGCCGACAGCGGTTTTCAGCCGCAGGGCTATTGGGTGTCGTTCGATCAGTGCGCAACGCTGATCCCGCCGAAGGGCTACGCCTACGCCGACGTTGACGCCCCCGGCGGCCCGGCGGCGCCGGTCGACCCCGAGGCGCAGGCAGCCGACGTGCTGCTGCGGCTGATGGGCGGCTCGCTGCCGTTCGACCGATACCGGGCGCTGCTGCCCGCGGTGCAACGCTGCCTCGCCGAATGTGACGCCGGTTCGATCGAGCGTATTGCCATGTGGGGCGCGCAGGTTGGGCACGAGTCGGTTGGCCTCAAGTACATGGCTGAGCTGTGGGGGCCGACGGCAGCGCAGGCGGGTTACGAGGGCCGCCGCGACCTCGGCAACACGCAGCCCGGCGACGGGTTCCGGTTCCGCGGATCGGGGCCTATTCAGGTGACCGGGCGGCACAACTTCACGGTGCTGTCGCAGTGGGCGCACAGCGAGGGCCTGGTGCCGACGCCGACGTATTTCGTCGACAATCCCGACGAGTTGCGCGGCGACCGTTACGGATTCATTGGCGTGGTCTGGTACTGGACGACGCAGCGCCCGCTCAACGATGCGGCCGACGCCCGCGACCTCGTGCGCGCAACGCAGTACGTCAACGGCGGTCAGAACGGTATCGACGACCGACGCCGCCGCTACACCGGCGCCCTGGCTATGGGCACCGATCTTCTCAAGATCACAACGGAAGGTGATTCGTTCATGTCTGCACTGTCTGCGGCCGAGCAGCGGGAGCTGCTCGACCTGATGCGCTGGCTCGCAGCGCCCGGCACCGGCGAGCTGCGCAAGCGGTACCCGTCGCGCTCTCCGCTGCGGCACCTCGGCGAGGGCCTGGTTGACACCGCGGTGGGCGTCGACCTCAACGACGACGCAAACGATCACGTCATGCTCGTGATCGACCTCGCCGAGATCGGCGACCCCGGCGCCCTGGCGCTGCTGCGCGAGATCGCAGGCGCCGACCCGGTGAAGTACCCCGACCGGCAGGGCGACCGGCAGCTCGCGCTGCGCATCCTCGCCAAGCTCGGCGCCACACCTCCGGTCGTCGAGGCAGTCCCGACGCCCCCGGCACCGGCGGCCCCCGCGGCTGCGGTGTCGTGCGCCAACGGCGGCGGGCCGTGCATCCTCGTGGCGGCTGACGGCGACAAGGGCGCGTGCGCGCTCGGCGGCGGCGAGTGCGTCCTGCGGAAGGGCGGTGCTCTGTGAGCAAGCCCGTGCTGCTGACAGCGCAAGGCACCGGCGTGGACATGTGGACCGGCTACCCGGCCGACGTCGCGCGCCGCATGGAGGATCTGTACTACTTCCAGCCGATCGGCCGTTACCCCGCCAAGACGTTCCCGATGGGCGGCTCGGTGAAGATCGGCGTAGACGAGGGCGTGAGCCTGATCCTGCAGCACGAGGCCAAGCCCGCACGCGAGGTGCCCGACGGTTACGGACTGCTCGGGTACTCGCAGGGCGGGTGGCTCGTGTCGGATCTGCTCGACGAGTTCCGCACCGGCCGACTCAAGCACCTCAACGGAAAGCTGATGGCGGGCTGCACGTTCGGCAACCCGCGCCGCCAGCTCGACGATCGCGGCGGCCGAGGGATCAGCGATAACCCGCTCAAGGGCACGCCCGACTTTTGGGTCGACGAGTTCGACGAGGGCGACATCTACGCGAACGTGCCCAACAACGACGTCGGCGAGGACATGACAGCCATTTTCCGGCTCATTCGGCTGTCGGGTATCACCGACGTGTTTGCGATCGTCACGCAGGTAATGGAGATCCTGCAGAGCCCGCTCAAGGAATTTCCCGCCGCGGTGCAGGCGATCGTCAAGGCAATGGTGTTCTTTGGCCGCAAGCCGATCACGGCCGCGCACACCGAGTACCACATTCGGGAGCGGTCGCCGGGTGTCACCTACTACGAGCACGCCGTCGCGCACATGCGCGCAATGGCGAGGTAGGCGGCCGAAAATGAGCCAACCCGCTGCGACGATAGCCGCTATGTTTCATAAGGTTTGGGCGGCTATCGTCGCATTCGCGGCCGATCGTCTCGGCATTCGTACGTGGGAGGATCTGCGGCTGCAGATTCACGTGCTGAGCCCGTACGCGGTCACGGCAATGGTCACCTGGAATATCGCCAGCGAGGACACCGCCAAGCTGATTATTGCCCTGGTGCTCGGCGTCGCCAGCCCGGCGCTGGCGTTCGCCAACAGCCGTGACGGGTTCCGTCGGTGGGTGTACGGGATGCTGCCGCCGGTGCAGGCGTTCGTCGTCGGGTTCGGTTGGGCGACTGACTCGACCCTGACGCCGCTCATGGCGGCGATCGTGGCTCTGCTCGGTGGCGCCCTGGCGGCGACCAACACGCGCACGAGCACCGACCCGGCGCGCAAGGATGCGGCCCCCGCCAGCGGACAGCACGCAGCCGCATGACGTACCGCTTCGTCCGCGACTCGTCGCTGCGCATCGTGCAGCTTGGCCTGCTGACTGAGGCTGTGGTGCGCGGTTTCAACTACATTCGCACGCCCCTCGCCGAGACGAGCGTCGTCTATGACGCAGCGCAGGAGACGGCGCCCCTCGCGGTTTGGGGGTCGCTGTTTCTGGCGTTCGGTCTGCTCGGCCTGGCGGGCGAGCTGTGGATGCAGCACCGGGGCCGCCGCGGGACCACGCTGGAATGGTCGCACCTGGCGTGGCCGTCGTTCGTCTCCCATATCGGTCTGATGGCGTTGTTTGCGGCGTTCGCTATTTCGGCGTTCGTCGGCGTCCTGACGCGCTCGCCGGTCTACGGGTTCGTGACGCCGTACGACTTCGTGGTGTTCATGCTCGTGCATTGGGCTTTCGCACGTAGGCGTAAGCGTGGCTGAGGGCACGGGGCTGTTGGCGCATCTGCCGCAGCAATGGGTCGGTATCGGCGCCACGTTGCTGTTCGCCATGTACATCTCGGGTCAGTTGATCGAGAAGTTTGAGGGGCTCGCCAAGGTTCTGCCGTTCGGCAAGTGGTACCACGAGCGGCAGGCCCGGCGGCGCAACAGTTCCCGCGTAGGCCGTGTGGCCGAGGACAACGAGGTGATTGCCGAGCTGCGCGAGCAGATCGCTGGCGTGGTGCTGTCGTCGCGCGATCAGCACCTCGTCGTCACCGAGCTGAACGACACGCTGCGCTGTTCGCGGGCATACAGCGCGTACGAGGCGCGGTGGCATCACCGGCACGACGTGCAGAACGCGGGCATTCCTGAGCACCGATCCGACGAGCACCTCGACTACTTCGACTTTGAGAAGCTCTGGCGGCAAGACCCGCACGCGGCGGCGACGCTGTGAGCCTCGCTGATCGGCTCGGGCCGCTGGCCCTGGCGCCGACGGGCTGCGCGGTGTGCCGCTGGTACGGCGGCCTCGACGAGGCTGACCGCCGCACGTTCGACGCATGGGTCGATGGTGGCGGCAACGTGTCGCAGCTTTGGCGGCAGTGCGCGAGCGACCCCGACCGGCCGCTGACAGTCCAACGCCCTCGGTTCGCCGAGTGCCTCCGTGACCACAATCGAAAGGCCGCATATGTCCCTAGCTGACAGGCTCGCCACACCGGCGGCGCCCGACGTGCCGCACCGGCCGTCGGTCGAGTTCGACAACCGCGGCGCCACGATCGAGACAGGCCCCGTCGAGGCGGCGCCCGGCCAGTCGATCGAGTACGCCGAGATCCTCCGCAGCGTCGGCAAAGACCCCGACCGCTGGCGCATCGTCGAGGTGCTGCGCGAGTCGCACTGGCAGACCTATGACGAGCGATGGCTCGCCGCGTACCGGCTGCGGTGCGAGGTTGTCGACGACGACCCGACGACGGGCCTTGAGGCGCTGATCGCCAACGCCCGCAAGGTGCCGACGATCGGCGCCGCCAGCTCGCCGTACTGGTACGTGTTTCAGGCCGCCGACTTGCAGCTCGGCAAGCGGTCCCGCGACGGCAGCACCGAGCAGATCGTCGAGAAGTTCGTCGCGTCGCTCGACGCCGCCGGGCGGCAGTTCCGCGAGCTGGCGGGCCGCGGGATCGCGGGCGTGCAAATCTCGATGCCCGGCGATATCTGCGAGGGCGTGGTGTCGCAGAAGGGCGCCAACGCCTGGCTGACGCAGGAGACGATCACCGAGCAGTACCGGCTGATGCGGCGGCTGATGCTTGAGGCTGTCGACGTGTTCCGCGCGGCGCCCGAGGTGAAGCTCGACGTCGTGAACGGCAACCACGATCAGGCGCACCGCATGTGGAACACCAACCCTGGCGACGGGTGGGCGACCGAGGCGGCGATCGCCGTGCGCGACGCGATGGCCCTGGCGCCCGACGTGTACGGGCACTGTGAGGTTCGGGTGCCCGAGGCATGGTCGGGCAGCATGACGGTGCCGGTCGGCGATACCGTCGTGACGCTGGTGCATGGTCACCAGTTCACCAAGGGCAAGGGCCTCGACTGGCTCGCCAAGCAGGCGGTGCACAACCAGCCCGCCGGGGCGACGCAACTGCTGCAGCACGGGCACTGGCATGTCGGCGCCGTCGAGCTGCACGCCACCAAGGCGATCGTGTGCTCGCCGACGATGGACTGCGGCAGCGATTGGTTCCGCGAGCGCCAGGGCGGCGAGTCCCGCCGCGGGGCGTTCACGTACCTGCTGCGCGGCGGCGAGGTGTCCAACCTCGGCGTGCTGTAGCTAACGCCGGCAAAGTGCGCGGCCAACACCGCTGAGCTGCACTGACGACGACTATCGCCGGTTTCCGGCAAACACACCTGAGCGCCCCTCGCCGATCCCGGCGGGGGGCGTTTTCGTGTCGTTGTTGCCGTGCATACATATGTGCCGTACTGTTGACCTCGCAACAACAACCCACCGGGATAGGAGCCCCAAATGAGCACCGAGACAATGACAGTGCGTGAACTGAGCGCCGAGGAAAGGGCAGCCATGCCGCGAGGACTGCAGGTAACCGTCGGCGGTCGACGTCGGACGATCCCGGCGCTGAACGTGCCGCGCTACGAGAACACTGTCGAGGCGATCGAGGCCGACATGCCGGGCGACGAGAACGCGCACCGGCGGCACGCCGCGATCGAGGCCGCCGCGCGGTACCTGTGCGATGAGGCCGACCTGCCCGAGGCGATCGGTGACGAGCTGGCGGTCGCCCGCGAGGAATACGAGAAGGCCACCGCGGCGGCCCGCATGGTCGTGCTGCTGTCGGTCGAGGACGGCGCGAGCGAGCTGGGCCTGTCGCAGCGTCTCGGGATCAACCGGCTGACGGTGCGCAAGTACCGCGGCAAGAAGGATCGGTGACCATGCGCAAGCTCGTCGACCGGCTGGCGCACCGGCTGGGGTTCGTCCGATGGTGCAACGTGGTGCAGGGTGAGATCGAGTGGAGGATGGGCGAGCCGGTGTACGTCAACCTCACCGTGCCCGGCGGGCAGCGCGTGGTCGGTTTCGTCGACAGCGGGCTGCGGCTGTGAGCGCCCCGGCAGAGGTGTGGGTGCTCGACGTGTCGATCGAGGGACCGGAGCCCGGCGACTACGCGGGCTGGCAGTCGGTGCACGCCTCGCGTGCGGGCGCCCTCGGCAGGCTCGCCGAGCGCCTGGTCGAGTCGATCGAGTTCGACGGCGACGTCGAGACATTGGCGAGCGTCACCGCGGACAACGGCAGCATGGCGGCTGACTTCGACGCCGACGGCGTGAGCGTGTCCTACGGCGTGCACCGGATGCCCGTCGAGCCGTAGGCACCGGCGCCCGCGACGCCCCCGACCTCCCGAGGTTGGGGGCGTTTCGTGTTGACAGGCATACAGCACGCGGGTTACTGTTTGCATGGCAACAACGCCAAGGGATAGGAGCCCGACATGCTGAACACCACGTACCCGATGGCCCTCACGACCGGCAGCCTCAACGGCGTCGAGATCCCGAGCGGCTGGCAGGCGCAGAGCACCCTCGCCCGCGAGGCGGCCGAGGCCGACGGGCAGCTCGACGTCGCGGCCTGGCGCACGCTGCTCTCGGCGATCAAGAGCGGCCTGCCGGTCGTCCTGGTCAACCGCGAGCGTGACGGCCGCCGCGCCAAGATGACGGTCGTCGTCACGTGGGCTGTCGTGCATCCCGAGTGCCCGGCGGGCAACCGCATCCGCGTGAGCTACTGGGGCTTTGGGCACGACATGCACCTCGCCGATATCGAGTCGGTTGCGACGCCCGACGTCGAGTACCTCGACTAGCCCGACCGCCAGGACGCCCCGCCGACACACCGGCGGGGCGTTTTGCGTTTGGTGTTGACATGCATACAGCCCGCGGGTTATTGTTTACCTATCAACACCGCGGCCGACCGGCCGCCCGAGGGATAGGAGCCCCCGACATGACCGCAGCAGCCACCTACACCAAGACCGAGGCCAAGGCCGCCGATCGCATCCTCGCCGAGCTGACCGGCGTCTACTACGACGCGAGCGCCGTCCTGCAGCGCGCCGTCGACCGGCTGCACAGCGCTGCCAACGACAACAAGACCCGCTACGGCTGGAAGATGACGAACGACCAGGCCCTCGCCGCCGCGCAGGTCCGCGCCGACGACGAGCGGATCGTGCGGTACAACCGTGAGGGCTACGCCCGCGCGATCGCCGCGTACGCCCCGGCGGTCGAGGCCGTGCGCGTCGCTGACGCCGCGATCGACGAGCACGAGGCCGCCAACTACAAGGGTTGGCAGCGGTTCTTCCTGGTGCCCGATGGTCACATTCACGCGACCCGCGCGTGCTCGTCGCTGCGCATCACGACCAAGATCGGATGGCTGCCCGAGCTGTCGGGTGAGACCGAGGCCGAGGCCGTCGCCGCGCACGGTGCGATGCTGTGCACCAAGTGCTTTCCGTCGGCGCCGGTCGAGTACACCCGCGGCCTCGACGCCCCCGCCGACCAGTGCGAGGGCAGCGGCGGGCGCTACGTCGAGGGCACGCTGAACCGTCGCTACCGCTCGGCGTACGGCGAGTGCGGCGGCTGCCACACGGTGCAGACCGTGACGCAGTACGGCGTGATGCGCAAGCACAAGACGCCCAAGGCCAAGTAGCCCGGCCGCCGAGCGCCCCCGCCGACACACCGGCGGGGGCGTTTTGTATGTATGGCAACACCGTGCTACTGTATGCATGGCAACAAACGCCGACGGGATAGGAGCCCAACATGATCGAGCACTTTTACCTCGGGACGCACGAGCCGAGCTGGCTGCGCACCGCGGGCGTGCCGCTGTTCGTTTCGCACCGGCGCCTGATGCGCCTCAAGGGCGAGCTGCCCGTCGCCGCCGAGCGTTGGGCGCTCGATTCGGGCGGGTTCTCCGAGCTGAGCATGTTCGGCGAGTGGCAGACCACGCCCGCCGAGTACGTCGCCGCGGTGGCCCGCTACGACCGCGAGATCGGCAAGCTGGAATGGGCCGCGCCGCAGGATTGGATGTGCGAGCCCGACATGATCGCCAAGACCGGCCTGAGCGTCGTCGAGCACCAGCGCCGCACCGTTGCGAACTACATCGAGCTGTGCACGCTGTGGGCCGAGGTGAGCGACGCAGAGTGCCCGTTCATGCCGGTGCTGCAGGGCTACGCCGTCGAGGACTACCTGCGCTGCATGGACATGTACGCCGAGGCGGGCGTCGACCTCAAGGCCGTGCCACTGGTCGGTGTCGGCAGTGTGTGCCGCCGCCAGGCGTCGAGCGAGATCCGCGAGGTGTTTGAGGCGATCCTCGCGCGTGACCCCGAGCTGCCGGTGCACGGGTTCGGCGTCAAGACCGCGGGGCTGCGCGAGTACGGGCACCTGCTGACGACGGCCGACTCGATGGGCTGGTCGTACAACGCCCGCCGCAACCACGACAACGAGCGCCTGGCCCTCGGCTGCACGCACAAGCACTGCGGCAACTGCATGAAGTGGGCGCTGCGCTGGCGCGAGAACATCGAGGGCGCCCCGCTGGCCCCGCTCGCCCGGCCGGTGTCGGTGCTCAACCTGTGGGCCGACTCGCTGCTCGACGAGGGCGACGACGCCGACGAGCCGCTGACGCTGTTCGACGTGGCGTAGCCCGCCAGCTCGCCGAGACGCCCCCGACCACACCGGCCGGGGGCGTTCCCGTTTTCTGCGGCGGCCCGGTAGCCTGCGGGTATGCGTCTGAATCCCGGCACACCTGCGGGCGGCCAGCAAACGACTCGCCCGTGTGGATGGCGTGTGGATGCCATCCACACAGCCCGCGTTCACCTGCGGGTTTGCCCGTACTTTCCCGTCGTCCCGCGTGCCAATTTAGGCCGTTTCCGCAGGTAGGAGGCCCACGGGGAGGCGGGTTCGATTCCCGGCAGCTCCACCCTTAAACGCCCTGGTCAGAGCCACAAAATCTGACCGGGGCGTTTTTGCATCCACGGCCCCATCCACATTTGGCTAGGATCAGCCGTTATGGCATCCATTCGCAACGGCACCCGCAAAGACGGCAGCACCTACACGCAGGTGCGGTATCGGCTCAACGGCAAGGAAACGTCAACGTCATTCGACGACGGGGCGCACGCCGTCGAGTTCAAGCGGATGGTCGAGCAGCTCGGCGCCGCCAAGGCCCTTGAGGTGATCGAGACGACCGACGCGGCGGCCCGGCACTACACGCTCGCGGCGTGGCTGCGGCACTACCTCGACCACAAGACGGGCGTCGAGCGGTCGACGCTGTACGACTATGAGAAGTACGTCGAGAAGGACATTGCGCCGACGCTCGGCGCGATCCCGCTCGCCGCGCTGACGCCCGATGACGTCGCCATGTGGGTGCAGGCGCTCGGCGACCGCGGACTCGCCGGTAAGACGATCAGCAACCGGCACGGGTTCCTGTCGTCGGCGCTGAACGCCGCGGTGCGCGCCCGGCACATCGACGCCAACCCGGCCGCCAGCGCCCGGCTGCCGCGCACCGAGCGCCAGGAAATGGTGTTCCTGTCGCACGACCAGTACGCGAAGCTGTACGACAACGTGACGCTGAAATGGCAGCCGCTCGTCGAGTTCCTCGTCGCCTCGGGCGCCCGGTGGGGCGAGGTCGTCGCGCTGCGCCCGAGCGACGTCAACCGCGACGAGGGCACGGTGCGCATCTCCCGCGCGTCGAAGCGCACCTATGCGCAGGGCAGCTACTCGATCGGTGCACCAAAGACCGCGGCGTCGCGCAGGACGATCAACGTCGACCCGGCGGTGCTCGGCGCCCTGGACTACAGCGGTGAGTACCTGTTCACCAACAACGTCGGCAACCCGGTTCGGCACAACAACTTCCATGCGAACGTGTGGCAGCCCGCGCTCAAGCGTGCAGACCTCGGCGTCAAGCCGCGCGTGCACGATCTGCGGCACACGTGCGCGAGCTGGCTGATCGCCGCCCGTGTCCCGCTGCCCGACATTCAGCAGCACCTCGGGCACGAGTCGATCAAGGTCACGGTCGACGTCTACGGGCACCTGGACCGCAGCAGCGGCAAGGCCCTGGCCGCCGCGATGGCCGCCAAGCTCGGGAGGGTGTGACCGCAACGCAACGAGCCCCGGCGATTCGCTGGGGGCTCGTTTGCTGTCTGCGGGCAGTCTCGCAGCTCAAGGGGCGTTTCTAGCGCTTTGCCGGCGTTAGCTGGTCGTGCCGCGCCTGTCGCCGCGGGTGTAGGCCGTTGGCTGCCTGCGGCGCTCGTGCACTGTCTCGGTGCGCCGCTTGCGCCGACGGGTGCGCACGGCGCGGTGCAGCTTGCGGTACGGCGCCATGCGGCGCCGCCAGGCCCGACCGGCGATGTACGCGCAGCTCGCGCCGAGTGCGCAGATCGCCACCCACATGACCCACGACGCCTCAAGGGTGGGCACCAGGGTGTCGACTACGCCCGCTGCGCAGCCGAGCACGCCGCAGAGCATTGCGCGCCGCCAGTCGCGCGCAACCTGCGCCTGCCGCGCGTCCTGGCTGATGATGCGCAGCGCCAGCAGCGAGTAGAGCATGAACAGCGCGCACGTCGCGTACACGGTGCACAGGAACACGCGCAGCGCGGCGTCGGGGTGCACCTCGGGCAGCGACAGCGCCGGGTCGAACTGCACGGCGTCGCTCGCCAGGAACGAGGCGACCATGAGCGGGATTGCCACGCCGAAGGCGGGTGCGATGATTCCGCGGGTGACGAGCGCGGCGCCGTCGTGGTCGTCGGCGCCGACGCGCCACAACATGCTCCCGGCGATCGTCCCGAAGGCGAGCACGTATGCGACGCAGCCGAGCAGATTGTCGAGGTCGTGAAGCCCGGTGAGCTGGTACAGAACCTCGCCGACGGTGATCGAGGACACCGGGCCGCACAGGAACAGCGCGGCGGCCTGGATGGCGACAAACAGGGTGATGCCGCGCTCCCACTTGATGCGCCAGGTGTGGCGCCGGTACACGAGTACCGAGAGCATGAACACGATCGTGACCGTGCGGACGGCGACGAGTAGGGCGTCGAGCAGCAACGTGCGCTCACTTTCTGGCGAGGGGTCTGGGCCAATGCGGCGCGTCAAGCCAGATGAGAGCGGCCCGACCCCAATGTATCGGGATCGGGCCGTGAAACGTTAGCTGCGGCTACCTCAACGGTGGAATGTCACTCCGCACTCGGCGCCCCCGCGCCCCCCGCCGGGCTGGTGCCGCCGACGTTGCCGTACTGGCCGCCGCTTGCACCTCCCCGATACCTAGTGACCCGCGAGGGTGGACGGGTACCAGTGCGTCGGCGTACGCGAGCACCTCCTCGGCGCCGATCAGGCCGAAGCGCGCGAGCAGGTCAACGGCGTTGATGTTGAGGTTGCGAGCGGCCCGCATGAGGTTGTCGGGGCGCACGAGGGTGCCCTCGTCGCGCTGCGCGTAGTAGCGAGTTTTGGACATTTGCAGCGCCTCAAGGATCTCGCGCAGTTTCAGCGGCCGACCAGCCATGTAACCGAGGTAGGCGGCGAGTCTGTCTGCGGCGTCGTCGTGAGTAGTCACGGCACAAATGTCCGATCTGTATTGGTGGCTGACAGCGCGGGCTTGGCTGCCGGTCGTACCACTTCTGCAACTTTAGTTCACAATCTCGTTCTAAACAATATTTCTGGAACAACTTTCACGCCCGTGACCAGTACAAAAGAGTTCGGTTACCCGACACGCGGGCACAAAACAGACCCGCCAGTCCCGAAAACGGACCCAACGGGCGTACAGTCGACGACGTGCAGAACTTCAAACACGAGTTGCGCTGGAACGGGCAGCGGGTCGCAAACCTGTTGACAGCCAACGGGATTCGCGGGCGCTACGCCCTGGCAAAGCGCCTCAACCTCAACAAGACGACTGTTTATCTGGCGTTTACGCAGCACTGGACCGGCTCGGCAACGCACAACATGATTGCCGCGCTCGCAGCCGAGTTTGGGGTGCCCGTCGACTATCTGGTCGACGTGGCCGAGCGGCAGGCCGCCGCGTGACTACCTCAACCGACGAACTGCTGACCTACCCGCTCGCCGACGTCGCCCGGCGCATCCCGTGCTCTGAGCGGTGGCTCACCGAGCAGGTCCGCGCGGGGCGCCTGCCCGGCCGCAAGATCGGTCGGCACTGGCGCATGACGCAGGCCGATATCGAGGCTGCGCTCGATTCGTTCCGCGTGAGCCCGGCGTCTGGCCGCAAGTCGGTGGCCCCCGCGGCTGACCGGCCGATCTCGCTGACCGCAACCTCTCGCCGCAAGATCGGGGGCCGCTCGTGACCGTCGCCCGCCACCTCGCCGACAAGGCCCGGCTGCGCGTCGAGCTGAACGACGCACTGCGCGAACGGGACACCGCGCTACGTGAGCGTGACGCTGCCCGCCAGTTGATCGGCGCGCAGGCGGCTGCGCTGCGCGACCGCGACGGCCGTATCGCCTACCTGGCCGACGAGCGCGACCAGCTCGACATAGCGCACCGCGCCGCGCTGGCCGACCTCGCCGAGGCGCACCGGCAGCACCCGCCGCCGATCGGCGACTGACTTGGAGGTGGGGCGTCAAGCGGGTCTTTCTCTCTTTCTCCCCGCAAGCGTGGCCCATGACCTGACCTTCACGGCGAGGTCACTGCTGCGCCCCACCTCCCCCTCAACGACACAACCCCCGCGCGAGGCGGGGGCTGGCCGACACAACCAAGGGATAGGAGCCACTTGTTATGTCACGGAAGATGTTAGCTCACGCAGGGTTCATTGCGCAGGCGGTGGCGTGATGGCACCGGCACCGTATTGCAAGCCGTGCAACCGGCTGCACCTGCCCGAGCAGTGCCGCCGCAGCGGTGACTGCGCCCTCGGGCTGCTCGGGTGGTTCCTGCTGCTGCTGTGCAGCGTGATTATCGGCGTCGCACTCGCCGGGCTATCGGTGGGTGCCCTGTGAGCGACCGACTGATCACCCTCACGCACGACGAGTTACGTGCTGCCGCTGCGGTTCTCGACGCCCACAAGGCTGCGGGCACGACGACGATCGGTGCGCTGGCGTGGGCGATCCGCGCCGTCAACGTCGCCCGCACCCCGGCACCGGCGGCCGACTGCACCGACTGCCAGCGGCACGACGGCACGTGTCCCGGTCACCTCCCGCGGGCGGTTCGCCAGTGACCCGCAAGCCGCCGCCAGCGGTCGCCGCGCGCCGAGCCCGGCAGCGTGACGAGCGCAGTCGGGTCGCCGCCAACACGGGCGTGCTCGACATGTTCAAGCCGCGGGTCGGTAAGACCGCGACGACCGACGAGGTGTGCCGGTTGCTGCGGATCGACTACCGCGACGTCCTGCGCAACGTCCTCAACCGTCACGGTGACGAATTGGCGGCAGACGGATGGGATAGGGCCGCGGGTGCTTTCACCCGCCGCGCGATCATTCGGGTGGCGCTGCTCGTGCGGGCGTCGTCGTCGCCGCGTGCTGGCCGGATCGCCAAGGCTGCCAAGACCGGCAGCAAGCTGATCGCGTTCGACCACGCCCCGCGGTCGCAGCAGTGCGCGGCCGTCCTCGATCGTTCGTTCACCCTCGCCGAGCGGTTGCGCGACGACGACCCCGGCGAGGTGTGGGCGGCGCTGAACAAGCTCGACCGGCACACGGTGCAGGCGATGGCCGTCGCCCTGGCCGCAATGGTGCCGATCGACTCGCCGGGCGTCACGCGGTGGCTGCGCACCCTCGGGGCTGCCAACAACGGCGCCGACGGGCTGCAGCACCTCGTGCCGACGCGCGAGACGAGCACGGGCCTGCCGCTGTCGGTGCTCGACCAGATCGAGGCCGACGACGAGGCCGACCACGCCGACGACGGCGAGGCCGACCTGTGAACGCCGCCGAGATATTCACGCTGCCCGAGGCGTGGGAGCACGACGCGCTGTGCGTGCAGACCGATCCGCACCTGTTCTTCCCTCAAAAGGGCAAGGGCGCTCGGGATGCGAAACGGATCTGCGCGCGGTGCCCGGTCGTCGATGAGTGCCTCGACCGGGCAATGGCTTTCGGCGTCGAGGTCGAGGGGATCTGGGGCGGTACGACACAACGGGACCGACGCGCCATGAAGCGCGCCGAGCGAGAGGCAGCAGCATGAGTGATCACGACGAGCGTGCGATGTGCGACGTGTGCGGCAAGTACGAGGCGCGGGTGTTTGACCCGTCTCTCGCAATGTGGTGCCGGGTCTGCGATCTGATGGGGCTCGGCGAGCTGGCGGTGCAGGAGAAGCTCGACGAGGACGCCGCCGCCAGTTCGGCGACTGAGGCGGGCGACGTCGACACGTGGGCCGAGCATTTCGTGCCCGACTACGAGGCGATCAACGAGCGGTGGCGTGCGCAGATCGCAGCGGGCAAGGCGGCTGCCACGCGGGCGCAAATGCTCGACGTCGCAGTGCGTCTCGGGTTCGCGGTGCCGCTCGACGACCTCATGGGCGCGGGCCTGCCCGCCAGCAACGCCGCCGCCACGGCTGCTCTGCCCGTGACCAGCACCGACGCCGAGGCCGGCACGGTTGACCAGCAAACGCCCGAGGGCGACGCGGTTAACCATCCGTCGCACTACACGCAGGGGCCGCCGTGCAAGGGCTGCGGCCGACCGATTGAGTGCCTCGACGTCACCGAGGGCATGGGGTTCTGCCTCGGCAACACCGTCAAGTACGTGTGGCGGTGCGACCTCAAGCACGACGCGATCGAGGATCTGCGCAAGGCGCGGGTGTACCTCGATCGTGAAATCTCCCGGCGCGAGGCACAACTCGCCGCCGACCGCTAGGAATCGCAACACCAACCCGATAGGAGCACGACATGAATCGCACACTCAAGGGCCTGGCCGCCGCGGTGGCCGCCGCAACCGCCGTCACGGTGGTGGGCTGCTCGTCTGACGCCGACGTGGCGAGCGACAATCTCAGCAAGGCGTCCGAGCAGTTTGAGGTGAGCCGCCGCATCGTCGCAATCAACGGCGTGACCGATAAGTACCTGTTCGTCGTCGAGGGGCGCTGCTCGCTTGAGTACCCCGAGAACCGCACCGAGATCGTGTGCAAGCTCGACGACGGCAACCTGATCAAGCACGTTGTGCGACAGAGCGACAACGTGACGCTGATCATGGAGCAGACCAACGGCACGGCCGTCTCGACCGACCACTACCGGGTGATCTTCAAGCCCGAGGTGATCATTCCCAACGTCGACCGGCCGTGACCGACAGCAAGCGGCCGTGGTGGGCCGACAGCGAGGCCGTCGAGGCATGGTGCGATCACGCCGAGTTTGACACGGCGATGGCCTACCTCGACGGCCTGGCCGCCGCCATCGAGCAGCGGATCGCCTACCTAGCCGACGATCCCGCGGTGGCCGCCAGCTCGGCGCTCGCTGCGCTCGACCACGCGACCAGGCCGCCGGTGCGGTTCGTCGTCGAGTCATGGGGCGGCGAGCTTATCCACACGGGGCGTTTGTTCGCGGTGCCCGAGCCCGAGCTGATGCCGTTTCAGCAAGACGATTGGTACGAAAGGATCTGCAATGGCTGACATTTCGGCAGTAAAGGGGCACCTCGACCTGCTGCGGCACGCCAAGGCCGAGAAGGCGAAGTGGGCCGAGGTCGAGAAGGCCGCACGCGCGGCGATCGACGAGGCGCTCGGCGTCGAGCCCGAGGGCACGGTCGACGGCGAGGTCGTCGTGCGGCTCAAGGAGATCAAGAGCAGCAAGCTCGATCAGGGGTTGCTCAAGAAGCTGCACCCCGACGTCGCCGCCGAGTGCACGACCACCTCGGTGAGCTACCGCATGGATCTGGTCGATACGGATAAGGGATAGGAGCCCAAGCATGGCAAGGCAATTGATCGTCGTCGACCTAGAGACGACGGGGCTGCACGACGAGGCGATGCCGCTTGAGGTGGCGCTGCTCAACGTCGACACCGGCGAGTCGCTGCTGTTCGTGCCGCACGTGACCGTCGAGCAGATGAACGCGGCGCAGCCCAAGGCCCTTGAGGTGAACGGCTACCTTGAGCGCGACGTGTGGCGGGACATGCTCACCGAGCAGCAGACCGCGGTGGCGTGGGCCGAGGTGCAGGACTGGCTGCGCGGCAACACGTTCGGCGGGTCTAATCCGGCGTTCGACTCGACGATCGTCGCCCGCCAGCTCGTCACGTTCGGCGTGGCGCCGCAGACCGTCGGCAAGGTGTGGCATCACCGGCTCGCCGACCTGGCGGCGTACGCGGCGGGCAAGCTCGACGTCGACCCGACCGAGCTGGCGGGCCTCGACGACGTGGCCGAGCGCCTGGCGGTGCCGGTCGTCGCCCGGCACACCGCGATTGGTGACGTGCTCGTCACGGGGCTGTGCTTCGACCTGCTGCGCACGACACCTGCGGCGGCGCTGTGAGTGCCGCGCTCACCGACCGGACGCTGACGCTGCGCGACGGGCACCGGGTCGGTGTGACGACGGGCGGCAGCGGCACGCCGCTGGTGTTCTTTCACGGGTTCACCGCCAACCGCAGGCTGTACGCGCCGATCCTGGCGCTGCTGGCCGCACGAGGGTTCTCGGTCGTCGCGCTCGACATGGCCGGGCACGGCGACACCGACGGGCTGCTGCGGGGGCACACGTTCGCCGACATGCGCGACCTCGCGGTGCGGGCGCTCGACGAGCTGGGCATCGGCAGCGCCGTGATGGTGGGGCACTCGCTCGGCGGCCGCATGGTCGCCGAGGTGGCCGCCGCGCACCCTGAGCGGGTTCGGCACGCCGTGCTCATAAACGCCGCTGTGGGTGACTATTTCGACGGGCTGGGCCTCAAGGTCGACGTGGCCGCGAGGTTGCCGTTTGGGCTCGCCGGGGCTGTCGTCGACCTGCTCGGTGACGTGCCGTGGTCGAGGCCACGCAAGGCGGTGCGCTACCTGCGGCACCTGGCGGCGTTCAAGCCGTCGCTGTCGGGTGTGTTCAACGTGGCGATGGCGACGCACAGCCCGTCACCGAAGACCGTCGACCTGCTCGCCGTGCTGCGCGACAAGGCGGTGCCGGTGAGCGTGATTCACAGCGTGTGGGATCTGATCGTGCCGTTTGCGAACGGCCTGCAGGCGTCGAGGGTTTCGGGTGGCGCCCTGGTCGTGCTGCCCGGTTTTCACAACTGGGTGATGGTGCACCCGCAGCGGTGCGCCGACGAGATTATCGACGCGGTTCAACCGCAGACAGGGGTTGCGGCATGAGCACCAACGCAGGGTTTTTCGGGCTGACCGACGACGCCCCCGAGCGGGACCGGCCGCCGACGACCGAGCAAGAGCTGAACGCCGCGCTGCTCGCCGACCTCAAGGGCGTGTTTCGGCGGGGCTGGGCGACGCACGCCCGGTCGGCGCAGCGTGCCCTCGGGCCGTCCGAGGTTGGGCATCCGTGCGCGCGGCGGTTGGCAACGGCGACAATGGCATACGAGCGGATCAACCCCGAGGGCGATCCGCTGCCAGCGTGGCTCGGCACCGCCGGTCATAGCAAGTTCGAGGATGCCGTCGAGCTGGACAATCAGCGGATTGTCGACGAGTGGATCGCCGACCGCGAGCAGCGATGCACGGTGCTACGCGAGGTCGCCGAGGGCGATGAGCCGCAGTACGTCGGCCGGTGGTTCACCGAGCGGCGGGTGCAGGTGGGCAACGGCCTGGCGGGCACGTGCGACCTGTACGACACGTGGACGGGCACGGTGATCGACCTCAAGTTCCCTGGCGCAACAGCTTTCGCCAAGTACAAGAAGGCGAAGGAGCGCGGGACGATGGCCGAGGATGCGCCCGAGTACAAGGTGCAGGCGCATTGCTACGGCCGCGGGTACGCAAACGAGGGGTTTCCGGTCAAGCGGGTGGCTATCTGGTTCATCCCCCGCGGTGGCACGCTGTCGTCGTCATTCGTCTGGTCTGAGGCGTACGACCCGGCGATCGTCGACAGCACGCTCGCACGTCTCGACGGTATCGCCCTGGCGCTCAACGACCTCGATATCGACGCGCACCCCGAGCGGCTGGCGCTGATCACCAAGACGCCGCATAACTGCATGTTCTGCCCGTTCTTCGTGACCAAGCCCGACGAGCGCCCGTGGGCGTGCCAAGGCGGTGCGCAGTGAGGCCCCCGGCGCCGTGGCGTATCCGGCGGCTCGTCGAGGGCGAGGTCGTCGTCGGGTGGGTCGTCGAGCAACTGCTGCTCGTCACGTTCACCCCGGCGGCACTCGACGGCGAGGCCGAGTACGGCGTCGTCGACTACTTCCCCGACGGCGACGCAGCGATCGAAGTATTTGCCGCATATGGCAGTTCGCCGGTCTGACCGGCCGCAACGCAGTTTTGCCGGCGTTAGCTGACACCCCACCACACCAAGGGATAGGAGCCCACCATGTACGACAACGACGCCCTGAATCGTCACCTGTGGCAATCGCAAATGCAGATCGCCGCCGCGACCGAGCGGGTGCAGCGGCGGCAGATCACGCTGCTGACGACGCAGCAGCAGATCATCGACGACCAGCTCGCCGACGCCCGCCGCAAGCACGAGCAGGCGGTGCGCGACTACGAGCAGGCCGCGCAGATGATCGCCGGGCTCAACGACACGGCAGGCCGTGCGGCGGCGGCGCTGATGCCCTCGCGTGACGAGCTGGCGGCGTGGGCGAGCGACGAGCACCTGCTCGATCTGGGCAAGCTGCTCGACGACGGCAAGCCCCTGGCCGACAACGGCGAGGGCATCGACGACGAGGCGGCTAAGTGAGCGCCCGGTCGACGTTCCGAGCCCGCTACCGGGGGCGCTGCGGCGGCTGTCCTGAGCCGGTTCAACCGGGCGACGAGGTGGCGTTTCTGAGCGACGGCGCCGTTATACATGTTGATTGCGAGGACACCTCGCACGACGACGACAAGACCCGTCGGCACCCCGTCTGCGGGGCGTGCTGGCTTGAGCATCCGAAAGGCGAGTGCCCGTGAGCTACCACTACTGCACGGGTGACGACTGCGGTCACTGCGCCCGCCGGATCGACCAGGCCGAGTACGAGCGCGACGTGTACGGCGACGACGACTATCCCGACTACTACGACGGGACGTAAGCCCCCGCTGCGCCAGGCGGGGCCGTAAGGCAAACGGGCGCAAGGAAACACAACTGAATAACAACTAAACAAAGGAACAACGGACACATGGCAAACGACTCTTACGGTTTCCTCGGCGGCGGCGGCCCGGCCTCGGCGAAGTTCAAGAACCACGGCGACATCGTGGGCGGCGCGATCGCGGCCGAGCCCGAGGAACGCCAGCAGACCGACCTCGACACCAACGAGCCGCTGGTCTGGAAGGACGGCAGCCCGCGCAAGCAGCTCGTCGTCACCGTGCAGACCGACCTGAGCGACCCCGACGTCGAGGACGACGACGGTCTGCGGCGGCTGTTCGTCAAGGGCGAGATGCGCAAGGCCGTGCAGAAGGCCGTCATTGCCGCCGGGGCGAAGGGCCTCGACGTCGGCGGCGAGCTGTACGTGACCTACGTCGGCGACGGCGAGAAGAAGGGCCACCTGACCCCGCCGAAGCTGTACCGCGCCGAGTACCGCAAGCCCGCACCCGGCGCAGCCCCCGCGGCTGCGGCGCCCGCCGGTCTGCCCGAGGGAGTGACGCCCGAGGCGTACGAGGCCCTCAAGCAGATGGGCATGGTGCAGTAGCACCGAAGCAGTAAGGGCGGGCCGGTGACGCATAACGTCACCGGCTCGCTTTGTCTCTCAACACGTTTCATCGTTTCACCGGGATAGGAGCCCCGCATGATCACCGTCTACACGACCGGCCCGCAGTGCCACAAATGCAACCTGACCAAGCGTGCGCTGACCAAGGGTGGCGTCGAGTTCACCGAGGTGCGCCTCGACCAGGACGAGGCCGCCGCCGCACGGTTCCGCGACCTCGGGCACACCACGGCCCCGGTCGTCGTCGACACCCTCACTGACGCAACGTGGTCGGACTTCCGCGGCGACAGGATCAGGGCCGCGATCGAGGCCCGCAACTGATGGCCTCGCGCAGCATTCTCGCGCTCGATGACGCGATCCGGTTCGACCGCGCCGACGGGCGGTGCGAGTGCGGCGGCCAGTGTGGGCGGTCGCACGTGTTCGGGATGATCGACCGCTGCGGCAACGTGCACGGCCGTCCCGCGGTGCACGGCGCCGACAAGGTGGTGAGCCTGACCGTGCGCACCCTCGACGGCAACGACCGCAACCGAGATCCGCGCAACCTGCTCGCCATGTGTCAGGCGTGCGTCAAGCGGCACCGCGCCAAGCTGCAGGCCGCCGCAGACAAAGCCGCCGAGCGGGCGCAAGCGGGCGGGCTGTTCTGACCGTGACCGCTGCCAATCATCTACAGCCACAATTGAATAGAGGTATCGCGTGAACGGTCTCAACGATCTGCTCGACGCCCTCGGGTACACCGACGGCGAGCGGGTGAGCCTCAACTACCAGGCGCCCGGCGGCAACTTCCGATCCGAGGTCGTCGAGTACGACGACACGATCGAGGCCCGCGCCCTGGCCGACGGCGACGGCGCAAACGTGTGGTTCGGCGTCAACCCGACCAAGGCCCGGCCGCTCGACGAGCACGGCCGCCAGCGGGGCCGCGGGTCGGCCGAGCACGTGACCCGGCTCGCTGGGATCTGGTGCGACCTCGACGTCAAGCCCGGCGCCTGCCGCGACCTGGCGCACGCTCACCTGATCATCGACGAGTTGAGCGCCATTCTGGGCACCCGGCCGACGGCCGTCGTCATGTCAGGCAATGGGCTGCAGCCGTATTGGCCGATCGACGACGGGCAGATCACCGACTCAACCGACGTTGACGAGCCCGAGCTGCCAGCGTGCGCCGAGATCCGCGCCGACGCCGCCGCACTGCTCAAGCGGTGGGGGCGCCTGGCGTGCATCGTCGCCGACGGCCTGGGCGCCAAGATCGACCGCGGCGTGTACGACCTCGCGCGGGTGCTGCGCGTGCCGGGCAGCTTCAACATGAAGGACGAGCCGAAGCCCGTCACGATCACGGCCGACACCGGCGCCCCGCTGGGCCTCGACGAGCTGCGCGAGCGCCTCGACGAGCACGGCGTCGCCGAGTACGAGGGCGACCGGCGCACCTCGCACGAGGTGATCAGCAAGCCCGACTCATGGGAGTACGGCCCGGCGACGTGCGAGTATTTCGCGCCGACGATCAGGGCATGGCGCGACGAGCCGATCACCGAGCGGCACCCGTGGCTGGTCAAGGTGAGCGTGCGGCTCATGGCGGCGCTGCGGCACCGCTGCCTCACCGCCGACGAGTTCGCCGAGGCCCGCAAGATGATCGCCGACAGGTTCATTGCCGCGACCGGCGAGGCGCGGGCGTTTGAGGTTGCGAGCGCATTTGAGTGGGCCGTCGGGCACGTCGCCACCAAGACCGACGCCGAGCTGGCGACCGAGTTCGGTTCGCACCTGCACCTGTGGGAGCGGGCCGCACCGCGGCAGATCGAGCTTGCACCGATGCCCGCCGACAGCCCGGCACCGCCGACGACGCCCCCGCCATCATCTGACGGCCCGACGGCCGCCGGGTCGCTGGCCCCGGTCGTCGATATCAACGCCCGCCGCAACCCCGTCGCTGCGGCCGTCACGCTCACCGACACCGGCAACGCTGACCTGCTCGTCGAGGCGTGGGGCGCCCGGCTGCGGTACTGCCCTGACACCGGCAAGTGGCTGTCCTGGCATGGCACCCGGTGGGAGCACAGCACCGACCAGGGCGAGGCTATGGTCGCCGCGCGGCACGTGGTCGAGGCGATCCGGCTCGACGACGACAGCCCGAAAGACGTCGTGCAGCACCGTATGCGCAGCCTGTCCCGCAAGGGGTTGGAGAACATGGTGGCGCTCGCCAAGACGTCGCCGAGGATGCGGGTACGCCTGGCCGACCTCGACGCCTCACCGTACGAGCTGAACACGCCGAGCGGGATCGTGAACCTGCAGACCGGGCACCTGCTGCCGCACAACCCCGACGGGTGGCACACCAAGCAGACCGGCGCCGGGTACAACCCTGCCGCGGTGGCCCCGGCCTGGCAGGCGTTTCTCGATGGCACGTTCGGCGGTGACCGTGAGCTGATCGCATACGTGCAGCGCCTCGCGGGCCTGGCGGCGATCGGCAAGGTGACTCACCACGTGATGCCGTTCCTGTTCGGCGGCGGGTCGAACGGTAAGAGCGTGCTCATGGACGTGCTCACCAACGTGCTCGGCGACTACGCGATCACGGCCCCGGCCAACTTCCTGCTGGCTGGGCGCGATCGCCACGAGACTGAGATTGCCCGGCTGCACGGTTCCCGCATGGTCGTCTGCTCGGAGATCAACGCAGAGAGCAAGTTCGACGAGGCCAAGGTGAAGGTGCTCACCGGCGGCGACGTCCTCTCGGGTCGGTACATGCGGCAGGACTATTTCGACTTCACCCCGTCGCACACCCTGTTTCTGATGGGCAACCACCAGCCCGAGGTGTCCGCTGGCGGCACGTCGTTCTGGCGGCGGCTGCGGCTAATCCCGTTCCTGCACACCGTCCCGCCGGAGCATCGAAACCCCAACCTCGCCGTTGAACTGTTCCGCGACGAGGGCGCCGCGATCCTCGCATGGGTGGTCGCTGGTGCCCGCTCAATCGTCGCTGACGGCCTCCGCGAGCCTGCCTCGGTGCTGGCCGCCACAAAGGAGTACAGCGAGCAGGAGGACGCCCTCGGGCGGTTTATCGCCGAGTGCTGCCTGTTGACGCCCGGCGCCACCGGCGGGGCGAAACCGGCGCTGCTGCTCAAGGCGTATCAGCGGTGGGCGATGGCGAACGGTGAGGACGCAATGGTGTCGCAGATCAAGCTCGGGCGTGAGTTGTCGGCGCGGTTCGGGGTGCGCAGCGTGGCGTCGAACGGGGCGCGGGTGTACGCGGGCCTGGCGATGCAACCGGGCTGGGATCTGTCGAACGAGTGGCAGGGGATGCGGGGATGATCGCGGCGGCCCTAGCAAACAGCACAGATCCGTGCTGGAAAGCGTGCTGCGCAGCACAGATAGCACAGATCCGCACAGATCGAATTTCGCAATCTGTGCTGACGTTTCCGCAGGTAACACACCCTTTTAGGGTTGATAGCACAGATAGCACAGATATTTACAGGTTGACCTCACGTGTAGAAATTCCGAGTGTTTCCCCTGCTGGTGTAGCGGCCGACGCCGTTGTTGGGGCTCATATACGAGAATCTGTGCTATCTGTGCTGCCCTACCCCGTGGCTAACTCTGCCGCGTGGCCCCTGCGGCTAGCGGGGGCCTGCCGTATGGGCCGCGGTTCGGTGGGGGCGTGACCGGCGGGAACTGAACCGGCGCCGCACGAGAATGCAGCTCGACCACACAACTGAATATTGGAGATACCCGAGTGACTGACCACACTCTCAATTTCGATGGGGCCGCCGAGCGCGATCCGGCTGCTGCTGCCGTCGAGGCCGCTGCCCGTGCCGCTGAGCACGCCCGTGCCGCTGCAGCCGAGTCGCTGCTCGACATGGTGCCCGCCGAGTCCTACGAGGTGCTGTATGCGGCGCTGAGCGCCCGCGTGACGTACGAGCGCAACGGCGGCAGGCAGTTGCGCCTGTTCGTGCCGGGCAAGCCCGCACCGCAGGGCTCAAAGGACTTCATGGGGTTCAAGAAGCCGCTGCCCGGTCAGACGCGCGGGGCGGCGATCCTCAAGGAATCAAGCGCGGCTGTGGGGCCGTGGCGGGAGCGTATCGCCCTGGCCGCCGCCGACGCGATGCTGCAGGCGGGTCTGCCGGTGCTGGATCACCCGCCGGGGTCGTCGACTGACCGCCGGTATCCGGCTATGGCGTCGCTGACGTTCGTCATGCCGCGCCCGTCGGGTACGCCCAAGAGCTACACGCCCCCGGCGATCAAGCGCCCCGATATCGACAAGCTGGCCCGCGCGGTCCTCGACGGGCTCACTGATGTGTGTTGGGTCGACGATTCGCAGGTCGACGACATGCGGTGCCGCAAGGTGCTGGCCGAGGTGTCGCAGCAGCCGGGGTGCCATATCCGTGTGTCGTCGCCGGGCTGGGGCGACGAGGCGGTCGCGGCGTGGCGTGAGGCGCAGCTCACCGCGGGGCGGTTCGACAATGCCTGAGCTGATCGAGTTGTCGGTCGACGAGGTGGCGAAGCTCGCCGAGGTCGTACGGTCCCGTATTTCTCACCCGTCGCATACGCCGGTGCAGGCTGTCCGCGCGGGGCTGCAGGCCGTCAACGCCATGCGCCTGGCCGACGTGCACGCCGAGGTCGTCGCGTTGCCTGTGGCGCCGCTGCTGCCGCGACCGGCTGACCCGCCACGCGCCCGCAAGGTGGATCGCCTCGGGCTGCAGGAGCGCAACAGCGAGTGGATGGACGTTGACGGCGACCGTTGGCGTTGGTCGTGGTCGCTGTGCCAGTGGCAGTACAAGCCGCTGAACCGTCGCCCGTGGGAGGGCTCGCAGGAGTGGCTCGACGTGCCGACTGGCGCTGACTCGACGCCCTCGACTCGTTACGCCCCGTTCACCGAGGTGCCACGCTCGTGAGTTTGCCGACTTCCGACACTGTTTCGGATACCAGCAGCTCACCGGCCGTTCTCGAGAACGCCGGCACAGCGGCCGAGGGTTTGCCGGTGCCGACGGGCCGCTGCCTGCATTGCTCGCGTGAGGCTGATTCGTTCCTGTTCGTGTGCTGGAACTGCGCCAAGACTTTGAGCCGCCAGCTCAACGAGGTGCCGTGGCTGCTGCGCCGTCTGCATGAGTCGGCGTACGGCGAGGCGAACGTCGCCCGCAAGGGTGGCCCGCGGGTGTCGCAGGGGGAGTGCTTGCCGTCGCTGCCGCTGAACGGCCGCGCTGCGGATCTGCTGCGCGACGCCGACCGGCTGGCGAGCATGGCCGAGCAGCTCGCCGGGTATCGGTTGCCGTTCCTTGGCACGCCGACTGCTGCCGAGCAGGCCGCGCGGTACCTCGCCACGCTGCCCGGTCAGGTGATGTTCTACCCGTACGCGGCCGACGCGCTGCGGTGGGTGTTGCAGTGGGTCGCTGACGCGACGACGGCGATCGACTTGCCGCCGGATCTGCAGTACGCGGGGCCGTGCCAGACGCCGCGCACCGAGGACGTGATCGAGGGCGGCGTCGTGATCCGCACGCTGCTCGTCGGGCAGTGCGGCGCCCCGCTGTACGTCGATACGCGGCTCGCCGACGTCGAGTGCTGGCGCTGCGGCACGAGCTGGCGGGTGGACGATCTGCAGCGCCAGGCCCTCGCTCGGGTCGACGACCGGCCGCGCACGGCTGCGGACATGTGGCGGCTGTTCAAGTTCCTGGGGCGCGACGTCCCGCGGTCGACGTTCTACCGGATGATGACGGCGGTCGAGGCGCACGGGTATGACCCGGCGGGCCTGCCGGTGTACACGCACAGCTCGGTTGTGGCGGCGCTCGACGCCCGCGACGCTGCCGAGGCTGCGCGCCTGGCGGCGGGAAAGGCCAAGCGCGGCAGGCCCCGTAAGGCTGCGGCTGTTGACGTACCGACACGTGTTGACGGGCAGACAGCGGCGGTGTTACGGTCTGCGGCGTCTGATTCGGTTACGGGATAGGAGCCCGGTATGTCTTTGAAGCGCAACGCATTACTGGCCGCGTTCGGCGCGGTCGCCGCCGCTGCAACGTTGGTGGGGCCGCCGGTGTCGCACGCCGACGGGTACGACCCTGGTTGCAACGATGTTCGGTGGGGTTTCCTCGGCAGCTCCCGCCGGTTGATCTGCGATGGCCCGGTGCAGCCTGATGGGTCGTGGATGCGGTCGCGTGAGTTCTACATTCCGGCGCACCGCGTGCCGCTGCGCACGACGTGCTCGGGTAGCTATTCGGTGACGTGCACGACGACCGGCGGGTACTTCCAAGACGAGGTGACGGACGGCATCGAGGTGTACCGGGTGACGCCCGAGACGCTGCTCGCCGACGAGCCGGGGCACCTGGCCGAGGGGGCGGTGTGATGTTCGTCGACACGTGGTACTCGCCGCAGGGCACGCCGGTGACGGCGAAGATCCGCAATGGGTGCGATGAGCTGCAGCTCGCCGAGCTGTACGCCGCTGAGACGCAGCCAGATTCGGCGCGGTTCAACGCGCTGCACAACGGCGCCGACGCCTCGACGTTGTACTGCTGGAACTACGGGTATCGCAACCCGCGGGTGCCCGGCCGGATCGCCGAATGCGAGGCGGTGGCGTGAAGCGCACGAGGACGTACCGCGCGCCCGCGGTGGCCGTCGATCGCCCCGAGGTCGTCGTCAACGGTGTGACTCTTGAGCCGGGGCAGGAGGTTTCGATCCGCGGTGAGCGCGGCCGTTACCGTTTCGTCAAGAGTGCCCGCACGTCGTCGGGTCGGGTTACGTGCGACTTCATTGGCCCTGATGATCAAACCAAGTGCTGGCGGTCGTTCTATCCCGAGCGGATCAAGACGGTTCACAGGGTGAGCCGTACGCGGGCTAACGCCGCGTAGCGATCGCGCGTGAGGCGCCCTCGGCCTGCGGGTCGGGGGCGTTTCTCGTCTCGTGTTGACACACATACAGCCGGGGTGTTTAGATACATACACACCGGCCGACCGGCCGCCGAGGGATAGGAGCCCCGACATGACCCGCAACGCAATCGAGCAGATCGCTTTCGACGGCCTCGGCGAGCAGCTCACGCTGTCGGCCGCGGTCGAGGCCCCGGTCGCCCCGCGCGCCCCTCGCCCCGCCGTCACCGCGGTGGCCCCCGCCAAGCCTGCGCACATGAGCATGGGCGAGGCCCGCCGGATCGCCACCGACCTGATCGCGGCGCATGGCCTCGTCGGGTGGGTTGTGGTGTTCGACAACGCCCGCCGCCGCGCCGGGGTGTGCAAGTACGGCCCGAAGCAGATCGGCCTGTCAAAGCCGTTGATGGCGCAGCGTTCCTACGACGACACCATGCAGACGATCACGCACGAGGTGGCGCACGCCCTGGTCGGGCACGCGCACGGGCACGATGCGGTGTGGGCTGCGAAGCACCGCAGCCTCGGCGGCAACGGCCTGCGTTGCTTCGATCACCTCGACGAGACGGCGCCGTGGATGGGCACCTGCTCGCATGGCAAGAAGTTCGCCAAGTACCGCCAGCCGAAGAACCTCGTCGGGTGGCGCTGCAAGTGCGTCCGCGGCGGCAGCCCGATCGTGTGGGCCAAGCAGCGGTAGCCCGCGGCGGGTATGCGGTTCGTACCTCACGGGCCTACGCCTCGCATACTCACGGGACGCCCTCGACCTCACCGTCGGGGGCGTTCTGCTGTCCCGAGTTGTATGCCTGCCAACAACCGTGCTACTGTTGCCATACCAACAACGCACCGACCGAGGGAGCCCCACATGATCGACACCACGAGCCCAATCGAGATCCGCAACGGCCGCCGCACGTACAGCGCCCTGACCGCCGAGGGCAACCAGCTCGTCGGCCGGATCGACGCATGGCTGACCTCGCACCCCGGCACGCACAGCCCGAGCGTGGTCGCCCGCGGCGTGAAGTGCGGCACGCACGACGCGCAGGTCGTGCTGCGGTTCCTCGACGAGCGCGGCATGTTCGTCGCCGGTGACGGCAACGGCGCTTGGCGCAGGTACGCGGCCCGCTGACCGGCCGCGCGGGGGCGCCGCCACACCGGCGGCGCCCTCGTGTTGACAGGCATACAGCCCGAGTGTTTAGATACATACAGACCGACCGACCCCCTACCGAAGGAGCCCCCCATGCAGAATCTCACCGCTCGCAACCTCGCCGGTGTCGCGTGGGTCGAGGACGGCCGCCGCGCCGAGTTCGCCAACGCGGCGCGCAAGTTCGGCGTGACCGACGGCGAGGGCCGCTGGCTGTCGTTCGACGGCGTGAGCCCGTACCTGCCGCGCGGTGGCCGCAAGACCGCGGTCGAGGTCGCCGCGACGATCGTCGTCGATGACTCGCTGCACTGGATCGTCGCGCTGTGAACCGGCACGTGCACACGCAGCCCGAGCTGTTCGCCGACGAGCACGCCGTCGAGGTCGAGGTGTACGAGCGCCCCGACGGCACCCGCTACCGCGTCGAGCGCCCGGCGCGTCACGGCGACTAGCCGCTGCAGCGGCCTGCACGCCCCCACAATCGACCAGCAGCACCCGAGGGATAGGAGCCCCCGACATGACCACACACTCACCGCAGGACACCGCAGCGCGAGCCGCGCGGTTCTTCTGGGGATGGCTCGCCGCCAGCACCGGCGCGAGCGTCCTCGGTAACGTCACGCACGCGCTGCTCGACGCCGACGCCGGTAACCCTGCGATCGCTGCCGCGGTGGCCGTCGTGCCGCCGGTCGTGCTGCTCGGTGCGACGCACGGTGTGCACGCCCTGGTGCAGTCGCGCATCGTCGGCGGTGCGTACCGCGTCGCCCTGGCGATCACCGTCGCGGTGGCCGCTGCAGCGTTCGTGCTGTCGTTCGCGGCGTTGCGCGAGCTGGCGATCGTGGAGGCTGGCATGTCGCCGCTGATCGCGTGGCTGGTGCCCGTCGTCGTCGATCTGAGCATCACGGGCAGCACCGTTGCACTGCTCGCGCTGTCCGGTGCGCAGCGTGCGGAGGTGGTGCACACCGCTGCGCAGCCCGACGCGCAGGATGCTGCGCAGCCCGCTGACCTGCAGGAATCTTTGCCGGCCGATTCGCACCTCGTGGTGCGGGAACGTGACGGCCTGGCCGAGGTGACGCCCGAGAATGTGCACGACCCGCGGCCGTCGCTGTCCGTCGCTGACCTGCTGGCGCGGCAGGCCGACGAGGACACTGCTCGCGGGGCTGCGCTGGCTGCGCACATGCCTGCGGCCGAGGTGATCGTCGAGCAGGGCGTGACGCGCATTGATCGCGCGAAGGTCGCGGAGGTGCTCGCCGAGCACGAGCAGGGCGTCGCGCCGAGCATGATCGCGCGCAAGCTGAGCGTCGGGTACAGCACCGTGGTGCGCATCCTTGACCATCACACCGCGCAGGCTGCGCAGGTGCCCGCATGACGTGCACGTGCCCTGGCCGCAACGGATACAGCGACGTGTGCGCGGTGCACGGGATCGCTGCACGGTTCCCGGCCGTCACCGACAGCGCGGGCCGCACGTGGTGGCGCCCGGTGCGCGACGCTGGCACCGATCTGTCGCAGTGGGGTTGGACGTCGGACCCGCTGCAGGCGCACCCCGCGTACGCGGCGCCGACAACGTGCCGGTGCTCGATGACGCCCGAGCACCTGTGGACGCGCTACGGCAGTGCTGTCGAGCCTGGCTCGCAGTGGGAGCAAAACCCGCTGTGCCCGGTGCACCCCGCCGAGGTGGCGTGGCGTGATCCCGTGGCCCGCACGGGCGCCGCGGTGGCCGACGCTGTGCGCACCCTCGACGAGGCGGGGCTGCTGTGGTGAGCGCCCCCGACTACCGGCACGCCCGCGACATTCCCGACGCCGTGATGCTGCAGGCGATCGTCGACTGCGCGGCGGCCCGCGGTGGGATCTGGGCGACGCGCTGGGACGTCGAGCGGGCGCTCGGCGGTCTGTCTATCGACGGTTCGGTCGACGAGGTGCCGGGCGTGCCGTGGAAGGTGGTTATTGCCAAGGCCCGCCGGTTGATCGGCCGCGGGCTGATCACGGGCTGCACGTGCACGTGCCGAGGTGACTACGAGCTGACGGCCGCGGGCCGCGAGGTGCTCGGGTGCTGACGTGCGAGCCGGGCATGGACGTGGCCCGCCAGCGCCGCAGGTTCGTCGGCCGCATCCTGGCCGAGGATGACGACCAGGCCGTCGCGTACCTCGTGCACCTGCTGGCGCTGTTCAACGCCGCGGTGGCCGCTGGTGTGCCTCGCCCGGCGCGTGAGTTCCTGTTCATGTTCGCCGAGGAATTTGACCGGCCCGACCCGAAATAACCCGCGAGACAACGCCAAACAACGGGACACGCCCCCGAGCTGACTTGATCCGCTCGGGGGCGTTTCTGCGCGTTACGGTCGCCTGGTCTGACCAACAATTGAATAGGGATAGGAGCCCGTGTTGACACCTACACAGGTAAGTGACCGGCTGATCAATTTCGCCAGCGAGGTGGACGACCAGACCCTCGCGCAGGCGCAGGCGATCGCTGATATGCCGTTCGTGTACCCGCACGTCGCGCTGATGCCCGACGCGCATTACGGCAAGGGCAGCAGCGTCGGCACGGTGATCCCGACCGAGGGTGCGCTGATCCCGGCGGCCGTCGGCGTCGACATTGGCTGCGGGATGATCGCCGCGCGTACCGAGTACACCGCCGACGATCTGGTCGGCCGTGACCTCGCCGAGCTGCGGGCGTCGATCGAGTCGGCGATTCCGATGAGCGCGGGTGGCTACAACCGCTCGGTGGACCGCTACGAGTTCACGGCCCCGCGGCTGCGGTGGCTTGAGGTGTTCGGCGACCGTTACGACGTCAACCTGTCGCACTCGCCGAAGTGGCGTGAGCAGCTCGGCACGCTCGGCGGCGGTAACCACTTCATCGAGCTGTGCCTCGACCACCTGGACCGGGTGTGGCTGTTCCTGCATTCCGGTTCGCGGGGCGTCGGCAACAAGATCGCGCAGCGGCATATCAAGGCGGCGCAGGGGTATTGCGCCAACAACGGCCTGCACGTGCCGCATACCGATCTGGCGTACCTCGTCGAGGGCACGCCCGAGTTCGACGCCTACCTCGTCGAGCTGCGGTGGGCGCAGCAGTTCGCGCTGTTCAACCGCGGCGAGATGATGGACCGATTCGTGCAGGCGTTCGCGCATTGGCTCGGCGGCACCAACCCGCACGAGATGATCGTCGAGCAGATCAACACGCACCACAATTACACCGAGCGCGAGGTGCACGGCGGCCGTGATGTGTGGCTGACCCGTAAGGGCGCGATCGACGCGAACGCCGGTGTGCGGGGCCTGATCCCCGGCAGCATGGGCACCTGTTCGTACGTCGTGACGGGCAAGGGCAACGCCGCGGGGTTGTGCTCGGCGCCGCACGGTGCGGGGCGCCGGTTCTCGCGCACCAAGGCCCGCAAGATGTTCACGGTCGAGGATCTGGCCGAGCGTATGCAGGGCATCGAGTACAAGCACGGCGAGGCGTGGGTCGACGAGATCCCCGACGCCTACAAGCCGATTGACGTCGTGATGCACGACGCCGAGGCTCTGGTGTCGATCGACGCTGAGCTGCGCCAGGTGCTCAACGTGAAGGGGCAGTGATGGCGCCCCCGATGATCGCGCTGCAGGCTGACCGGCAGCACGGGCTGACGACGGCGCTGCTCGACGTGGCGCTCGCCAACGCCCGCCGCGGGCAGTCGGTGACGTTCTGGTCGCCGACGGCCTCGCAGTCGCACCACTCGTTTCGTACCGCTGTCAGGTTGGTGCTCGACGAGGCGATCGACATGCAGGCGGCGGTTCTTGCAACGAATGGCCGTGAGGCTATGCGCTTCCCGAGGGGTGGCGTGGTCCGCTTTGTGTGGGGTTACGCGGGCCGCCATGCCGAGGCTGACGTGCGGATCGTTGACGCCGAAGGCCCCGAGGGCGAGGCGGCGATCGTGCGCCCGCGTGCGGAGGTGCGCAATGCAGGGCGATGAGGGCCTGGGGCGGCTGTTCACGATTCCCATTGACGAGGTGATGGTGCGCAGCCCGCTGCACGAGATCCCCGAGGGTTTCCAGACTGTCGGCTACCTGACCGAAGATCCGACCGTGCTGCGCGGTGTTTACGACGACGGGGCCGACCGGCCCGCATGGGGGGGCAGGACGATTCACGCGCTGCAGGAGCGCCGCGACATCACGTGCACGTTCACGCTCGACCCGGCGCCGTCGCGCGCCGAGTGGGATGCCCGTGCGGCGGTGTGGTCGACGCTGTTCGGGGTGCGCCCGCCGACCCCGGCGCCGCTGACGGTGCGCGAGGCTGCGGTCGACGTGTGGGATGCGCTGCGGGCGTTCATGGGGCTGCTGTTCGCCACGCTGGCCGCCGGGTGCGCCCGTGTGGGCGACGTGGTGGCTGATGTGCTGTTCGACGCCTACGATGGCGCCCTCGCGCGCCTGGCGGTGCTGCAGGCGTGGCGGTTTCGTCGCCAGCTCGTCGGCCCGCTGGTGCGGCTGTGGTCGCCCGAGATGGTGTGGGTTGCGACCGTGCGGCGGCCTGTGCGGGAGTCGTGGCGGGCGTGGGCTCGCAGGCAGGCGCAGCTACCTCGGGCGGTGTGGCGTGGGTAGCGCGCGGGTGCTGTTCCTCGACGGGCCGCTCGCTGAGACGACGCGCGACGTGCCGACGTGGCAGGGCGACAACCTGCCGCCGCAGGTGTTCAACGTGGCGGTGCCGAGGCCGTTTCGGGTTGACGTGTCGGGCACGGTTGACGATCCGCACGCGGCGCTGTCGAGCCACGACACGATCACGTACCGGATCAAGCCCAACCGGCTGCCGTATGGCCCGCGGTGGGTCGCTGCGATCGGGGAGAAGGTCGGCGAGCAGATCGTGACGGTGCACCCGTATCAGCCCGAGGCGCGCGAGCTGTGCGGGGCCGATCAGTTCGACGAGTACGTCGAGGGCAACGCCCGCAAGGCGGCGCAGCGGTTCGCCGAGGCCGAGGGGCTGCGGGCGGTCGAGCTGCACGAGGTGTGGCGCGGTACGCGGGCCGAGGCTCACGAGCAGATGGTGCGCGAGGGTAAGCCCGTGCGCGGTGTCCCGCCGCTCGGTGAGGGCCTGGACATGCCCGGTGTCGTGTTCGTGGTGCACGAGGCGGTAGCGATGCCCGCGGCGGTGGCCTCGTGAGCGGCGCCGAGGGTGTCGAGGCGGCGGCGGCCCGGTTCGTCGAGCTGATGGGGCGGCCGTTTGAGGATGCCCGGCAGGAGCTTGAGCGGGAGAAGCTGCGGCGCCTGTTCGGCAGCAAACCGCCGGCACGGCCGCCGGCAGAGCAGTAACGCCTGGTCAACGCGGTTCGGCTGGATTGCCAGCAAACGCCCTCGGCACGTCGCCGGGGGCGTTCTGCTGTTCCGGTTGTATGTACGTCAACAGTCGTGTTACTGTATGCATGGCAACAACGCCGAGGGGATAGGAGCCCGATATGCCGAGCATGGACACGATCGCCAGCCGCGAGCAGTTCTGGATCGAGTGGGACATGGGCGATTACGGCCCGTTCGACACCGAGGCCGAGGCCCGCGCCTACCAGCGTGAGCACCGGATGACCGGCAGCTCAATCGACCGAGGCTGACACACCGGCGCCCTGGCCTACGGGTCGGGGCGCCGAGTTGTGTACCCGCCAACAATCGTGTTACTGTATGCATGGCAACAACGCCAAGGGATAGGAGCCCCGACATGACGAACACCCTCAACGCCACCGACGGCCTGAGCTTCAACCTCGACGCCGTGCACGGCTTCGTCACCGGCGTGACGATCGGTGTCGACGGCCCGGTCGAGGTGTTCGCCAAGGGCGCGTTTCACGACGCCCCCGAGGGCTCGCGCCTGCAGATGATGCACGTCAAGCTCGGCGCCAAGATCGCCGACACGACGTACGGCCGCGGTGAGTACGCCGTCGAGTCGTGGGACTGGATCACCGAATACGACTTTGACCGCATCGTCAACATGCGCGCGATCCGCGAGTCGCTCGGCTGGCGCGACTGACCCGCCGCACGACAGACGAAACGCCCCGAGGCTCACAACCTCGGGGCGTTTCTCTGCGCCCACCGACCCCTCAACGGCGGCACGCCAGCGCAGCCTACCAGCGCCCTGACCTGCGGCTGTTGGCATACACACAGGATGTATGTGTGTAGACATACACGCGGTGTCGCCTCGGTCGGTTACAGTGCACGCCATGACCACTCACACCCTCACCAAGGCCGCTGCTGCGGCGGCCGTCCTCGTCTCGATCGCCACCGTGGCGCCCGCACTGGCGGCGCCGACGGCGTTCACGTTCCGCGGCACCGACAGTTTCCTGGCTGGCGGCGCCGCTGGCGACCGGCCCGAGGATCTGGTGCCGAGCCTGTTCGCCGGTGCCAACGTCGTGCCCGTCGCCTACCCGGCCGACACGCTGCAGATGGACCGCAACACCGCGCAGGCCGTCGTCAACCTCGTGGCGGCCGAGCAGGGCGTCGAGGGGCCGATCATCGTCGCGGGATTCAGTCAGGGCGCGATCGCCGTCGCCCGCGACAAGCAGCGCGTGATGAGCCTGCCCGAGGCCGAGCGCCCCGCGGCCGATCAGCTCTCGTACGTGACGATCGGCGACCCCACCAGCTCGGGCGGCATCCTGCGGTTCGTGCCGGTGCGTGTGCCGTTCCTCGGCGTCGGCCCGACCAGGGTGCCCGAGACGCCGTACGACACGATCGTGATTGACCGCGAGTACGACGGTTTCGCCGACTTCCCCGATCGGCCGCTCAACCTCGTGGCGACCCTCAACGCGCTCGCCGGGATCTACTACGTGCACGGCCGGTACGACGAGGCCGACCTCGATCCGGCTCACGTGCCCGCGACGCACGTCACGACCGACGTCAACGGCCTCGGCGGCAGGACAACCCGCTACGTCGTGCCGACTGCGCACCTGCCGATCGTGCAGCCGTTGCGTGACGTCGAGCTGGCGCTGACCCGCCAGACGGGCATCACTGACGGCCTCGACGCTGCGCTGCGGCCCGTCGTCGACCGTGGGTACGTGCGCAACGATCGCCCGGCGACGACCAGGCCCTCGACGTCGACCGACACCAATGTGCGCCCGCTGGTGCGCGATTCGATCAAGGCGACGCCCGGCACGACCTCGACGACCCCGGCGAGCAGCACGCCCGGCGGTGGCCGCGCTGAGGCCGTGAGCGACGCTGACGGCCTGGCGACCCCTTCCGCGGGCGCCGACAAGGGCGAGGCCGATTCTGACGGCAGCGAGGCGCACAGCGACGCCGCCGCGTAGCGACCTCGACGAGGCGCCCCTGACCTGCGGGTCGGGGGCGTTTCTCGTTTCGTGTTGACATGCATACAGTCGGCGGGTTACTGTTTACCTACCAACAGCGCAGCCAGCGCCGAGGACTTGAAAACTCAACAGTGACAGTGGATAGGAGCCCACAATGCTTATTGCCCGTTACCCCGCGCCCTGGTCCGCATACTCGTACGAGGAACTCGCCAAGGGCCTCGCCGATGTGCAGCCGAAGCTCAACGCCGCTACCGAGGCTTGGCTCGATGCCAAGCGGACGTACGGCAGCGAGTCGCCCGAGGAACATGCGCTCTGGCCCGAGCTTGACCGGCTGGAAATGGTCAAGGTTCGGATCTTGCGCGAGGCCGGTCGCCTCGACAAGATCAACGGCCTGGCCGCAAGGATGCCGCTCTGATGGCCGCCGCGGACTGCTTCACCTGCGGATGGTTCACCAGCGCCGACCGCCACGACGCCGCCGCTATGGCGGCCGACAGGCACGAGGCCAAGACCGGACACGACGAAATTGAGGTGCGATAAACGACCACAGACCAGAACGCCCCGCCGGGCCGCCACGGCGGGGCGTTTTGCGTTGCCGAGTTGTATGCCCGCCAACAATCGTGTTACTGTCTACATGGCAACAACGCCACGGGATAGGAGCCCAACATGAACACCGACCTTTACGCTTCGTACTTCGCCACCAAGGATCGCGTCATGGCGGCCCTGCGCGAGATCGGCGCCACCTCGCGCGATTCGGCCGCAACCGAGGCCGACCTCGTGGCCGTCGGCGGCGAGGCCCTGGCGACCGACGCCTACATGGTCGCCGCCCGTGGCGCCGAGGTGAAGTACCGCCGGGCCGATGGGTATTGGCTCGGCGGCGTCCGCAACAACGGCCGCAGCTAGCTCGACCTGCACGACGCCCCGCTACGGCGGGGCGTTTTGCGTTGTGGCTCAAACTCTCGTCGCACCGGCGCGTTTGACACGACGCGCTTTTAGACTCGCTCACGCACTAGCACAACTGTGCCCAAACGGCCCCGAGCCCCTCACGAGGGTGGCTATCGGGGCCGTTTCCCATTCCGGTGACTGCTGCGCCTGCGCGGCCAAAACGCCTTGCGCGCCAGTTCGTCACCAGCCCGCCGCCGCGATCCTGACACTGGCGCACAGCGCCCGGCGCATACCGCTGCAGCCCTATGCCGCGTGGCTGGTCACCCGCGAGCGTTAGCGCAGCGCAGCGCCATTGGTCGAGCGATCCGGCGGCGGGCACCAAACCGACCCAACCCGAGGGAGATCCGCACATGTTCACACCCGAGACAATCGGCAAGATCCTCGCCCCGATCGCCATTGCGGCGGCCCCGATCATCGCCGAGCGCCTGGCCGACGAGCTGCGCGAGCTGGCGCCCGAACTGGCCGACCAGCTCGCCGAGCACGTCCTGTCGCGGCTGCCCGATCTGAGCGGCCTCGATGAGGCGATCGCTGGCCTGATCGACGGCAAGCTGCCCGATCTGTCCAACCTCGACGACGTGATCATGGGGCTGGTTCGTAACGCCCTGTCGGCACTGTTCCCATTCGCCAAGTAGCAGGAGATACCGCACATGAGTGACACCGCACCCGAGGCCCCCGCACAGCAGGCCCCCGCACAGGACGACGCACAGCAGGCCCGTGCTGACCGCCTCGCTGCAGAGGCCGCTGCACGAGAGGCCCGTGCTGATCGCCTGGCCCTGCTGGGCAAGGGCACTGAGCAGGCCCATGAGCCCACGCAGTACGTGGCACTCGACGAGGCCGAGGCCAACCGCAAGCCCGCACGTCGTGAGCCTGACGAGGCAGCAGGGCAGCCTGCTGCATACGAGCCGTATAGCTGGTGAGCGAGGGCCGCAACACAGCGAGGCGTGAGCGGTTCCGTCGTGCGATCAAGCGCGGCAAGCCCGACTGTGCTGTGTGCGGCCTGCCCATCGACTACGAGGCAAACCACCTCGACCCGCTCTCGTTTCAGATCGACCACGTAACGCCGCTCGCTCGCGGTGGCACCGACACGCTCGACAACATTCAGGCGTGCCACCGAAGGTGCAACCGCGACAAGGGCGACAGCCTGCCCGACTATTCACCCGACAGCCCGAGCGGCGGTGGCCCCGACGTCGGGGTTGTGTTCGTGACGGCGAGGCAGTGGAGCCCCTGACATAGGGGTGGGGAGGTACTCCAGCAAACATCCGCAGGCGCCCCTCGTGGCAT